CCTAAAAAAATCTCCGGAGGGAAATTTTCCAGAAGCGATTCTGTATATTTTCCCAGCTGAGGTTTTGTGCGATTGCAATACAAGTATATTTAGGAGGTGGTCCTGTATGGCCAGTAAGAATAGACCGGCATTGACCAGAGAAGCCAAACAGAACCAACTTATATCTTTGGCAATAGATCAAGCCGAGGAACAGTTACGGAATAAGAAAGCCTCATCACAAGTGTTAACTCACTTTTTAAAGCTCGCAACTGTACAAGCAGAGTTGGATCTAGAGCGGCAAAGAAAAGAGAACATGATGATCGAGGCTAAAACAAAAGCATTACAATCATCACAGAATATGGAAGAGCTTACCGCAAAAGCGATCAAAGCCTTTAAAACATATTCTGGTCAGGAAGATGAAGACTATGAAACAGAATAAATCGTATACGGAGATGCTCAAACTTAATAGTTTGGAGGAGAGATTTAATTATCTAAAAACGCAATCAAAAATCGGTGATGAAACTTTTGGAGGAAACAGATATTTAAATCAGAATTTCTATAAATCATCCGAATGGTTGGACGTTCGGCAACAAGTTATATTAAGAGATAACGGCTGCGAGCTAGGATTAGAAGACTATCCTATAAAAGGAAAGATTTATGTGCACCACATAAATGAACTTTCAAAGTACACACTTCTTAAGAATCCAGATGTAGCGTTAGACATGGAAAATCTCGTATGTGTGTCGAAAACAATGCATGATGCAATACATTACGGATATGAGTTACCGTATGATTACAAACCGATAACAAGAACTGAAAACGACACAATTCCATGGAGGTAAATTATGTCTGATAACATACTTGAACATGTAAAAATTCAATGTGGTGTAGAACCAGAATCAACGGCATTTGATGACGAGATAAAACAAGATATTAACTTAGCGTTGACATTAGCATATCAATTAGGAGGAATTTCGGAAACAGCATCTGTTACAGGTTCTGAAAACTGGGACGATTTATCGTGGCCTTCATATATGGATAAAGAACTTGTAAAGAGTTATATTTCGTTGAAAGTACGTCATCATTTATTTGATCCATCTGCTTCCGGGACATTAGCCGAGACATCAAATAAAGTTCTTTCTGATCTAGAATATCGTATTTCGTTACTCACAGTAATAAATCAATAGAAAGGAAATCACAACATGCAAGATTTATATTTGATTCACCATGGCGTCGAAGGTCAGCAATGGGGCAAACGCAATGGCCCACCGTATCCATTGAATGGTCTTGGTAAAAAGTCATTAAAAACTTGGATAAAAGTCAAGCGGGCAGAATCAAAAGCCAACAAAATCCTAAGCAGGCAAGCCAAAAAGGATGCTAAAAGTTCTAAAAAAGACACCTATAAAATCAATGTCGACAAAATGACAGACGATGAACTTAGAGCAGCTACAGAAAGACTTAAAGCAGAGAATGCATATCAGTCTGCTGTGAATGACATGATTAGAAACAAGCAGACTTATGATCAGCTAACGGCCAAGAAACCAAATCCGTTAGTAAAAGCACTCTCTAAAAATAGTGACGCACTTTTGAAGGCAGGGGCTAGTACTTTAAAAGGTTACCTTGATAAGCACAAACCGAAAACAGCAAAAGATATTCTTAAGGAACAGACTGAGAGGCTTAATATGGAGAAAGATTTCTATGAAGCTATTAAGAATAATCGAAATGCTCGTGAATCCATGAATGATGCCAGAAGAGAGTACTCTAACTTCACCAAGACGACGACAACCAATAAAAACGGTGAAACTGTCGAACAGTTGAAAGAGACCTGGAAAGAAGCCAGAAAGAAAAAGTAAGGATGTGATGTCTTATGTTATCTAACACCGCAGTCCCTATTTATTACGGCAAGTTTCGAGAGTCTGTACTAAGAGGCGAAATAGAAGTTAACGAATACGTAGCTATGAATATGGCTCGTATAGATAAACGTATAGCTAACCCTGGTATATATTACGATGATAAAGCTATAGATGGTTTTATTGCGTTCTGTGAAAATGAATTAACCCTAACCGATGGGTCAGATGTAAAACTTTTAGACACATTTAAGTTGTGGTCTGAAGATTTATTATCATGGTTTTATTTCGAAGAACGATATGTGCCAATAACTGACGAACATGGTAGAGTCAGAAAAGAAAAGTTAGTTATAAAAAAACGCCTCATAACAAAACAATTCTTAATAGTTCCGAGAGGTAACGCCAAAACCATGTACCTCTCATTTTTACAAAACTATTTCCTCAATGTTTACCCAAAGACAACACAACAAATGACCACTGCTCCAACCATGAAACAAGCAGAACAGGTATTAATGCCGATTCGTACATCTATCATGAGAGCAAGAGGTCCATACTTTCAATTCCTCACATCAGGATCACTTCAAAATACTACTGGTTCTTTAACTAATAGAGTCAAACTGGCATCTACTAAAAAAGGAATTCAGAATTTTGTTACTGGTTCTATTTTAGAGATTGTTCCTCTATCAATAAATAAGATACAGGGTCGATTAGATAAAGTAGCGACAGTAGATGAGTGGTTATCTGGAGATTTGAGAGAAGATCCAATAGCCGCTATAGAACAAGGCGCACAAAAGAATGGAGATTACGTAATAGTATCTGCCTCGTCTGAAGGCACCGTTCGAAACGGCCCGGGCGATAGTATAAAGATGGAATTAATAGATATTTTACGTGACGGTGACGAGAATGGCGCTGGATACGGTGTTAGAACGTCTGTTTGGTACTATCGTTTAGATGATATTTCAGAAGTGTCTGATCCTAATAAATGGATTAAAGCTTGTCCTAATATTGGTAAAACTGTGTCCTATGACACATACATGCTCGATGTAGAAAGAGCTGAAAAATCTCCAGCAGCGAGAAACGACATTCTTGCAAAGAGATTTAACATACCAATGGAAGGATACACATACTTCTTCCCTTATGAGGAAACGAAGATACATAGGCATAGATCATTTGATGGTATGCCGTGTGCTTTGGGAGGAGACCTTTCACAAGGTGATGACTTCTGTGCGTTTACGCTACTGTTCCCACTACAAAAAGGACAGTACGGCGTAAAAACAAGAAGTTACATTACAGAACTCAAGTATCGAAAGTTACATCCAGCGATGCAACAGAAATACGACGAGTTTATAAAAGAAGGTACGTTAATAGTTATTCCTGGAAGTATCCTTTTACCAAAAGATGTATACGACGATGTTGATAAATGGATAAACGATCATAACTACAACGTTATGTGTTTCGGATATGACCCGGCATATGCTGGAGAATTCGTTGAAATGTGGAAACGAGATTGGGGTCCTTTCGGTGTTGAAAAGGTAAGACAAGGTTCACTGACAGAGTCTGTACCTCTCGGAGAATTAAAAGCTATTTCAGAAGAGCGAGACTTATTGTTCGATGAAGAAATAATGTCTTTTGCTATGGGTAACTGTGTGACGATAGAAGACACCAATGGAAATAGAAAACTGTGTAAAAAAAGAAGATCTGCAAAGATCGACAACGTAGCTGCTCTTATGGATGCGTGGGTTGCATATAAGGCACACATAGAACAGTTTGAAGAATAGTTCAAAATAGGAGAAATCAATGGGTAATTTTGCAGAACGCATAAAGAATGCGTGGAGTGTATTTTTAAATAAAGACCCCACAATTGAACGTATGGATCCATTTGGAACCGTAACAAACTACAGGCCAGATCGAATCAGATTATCTCGTGGATATGATAGAAGTATCATCAACAATATCTACACAAGAATTGCTTTGGATGCTTCTGCTGTAGAAATAAGACACGTGCAGCTTGATAAAAACAAACGATTTACATCGGATGTACCAAGTGACTTGAATTATTGCTTAACGATGGAGCCAAATAAAGACCAAACACCACGACTGTTTTTCCAGGATGTGATTATGTCGATGTTTGATGAGGGTTGTGTGGCTATTGTTCCGACTCATACGACCACAAATCCTAGAACAGGTTCATATGATATTCAGGCGCTGCGAACCGGCAAAATATTGGAGTGGGCACCATCGAAAGTAAAGGTTAGAGTTTATAACGAGAACACCGGCAATAAGGAAGATCTCTGGTTGTCAAAAGATTATGTAGCCATTATTGAAAACCCATTCTACTCGATAATGAACGAGCCAAATAGTACTGCACAAAGACTTATTCGTAAGCTTAATCTTATTGATACTATCGACGAACGAAGTAATGGTAATAATCTAGATCTTATCGTGCAGGTACCATATAGCGCGAGAAATGAAATACAAGAAAAAAGAGCCGATAAGAGACGTCAAGAAATCGAGCGACAGTTGAACTCATCTTCAACGGGTATCGCATATATCGACGGAAGCGAACACATCATCCAGTTAAACAGGCCTGTTAGTACTACGATGATGCAGCAAGTCGAATACCTGACTAAAAGTCTGCATAGCCAAATTGGTATAACCGATTCGATTCTCGATGGTACTGCCGATGAAAAAACAATGATCAACTATCAAAACAGAGTAATTGAAGTAATACTCTCAGCAATAGTTGATGAAATGAAAAGAAAGTTCTTGACTAAAACAGCAAGAACACAGGGTAAATCTATAATATTCTTCAAGGATCCATTTAAACTTGTACCTGTTGGAGAACTTGCAGAATCTGTAGATAAATTCACAAGAAATGAAGTCATGTCCACGAACGAATTTAGACAAATTATTGGTATGGCACCTGTTCAAGACAAATTAGCTGATCAGCTCCGTAACAAGAATCTAAATCCTGGAGAAAATCAACATTTCGCAACAGTGGATGAAGACACAACAGAAGTAAAGGAGGAAGTAACGTAAATGAAGAAGTATGATTTCTGCGGATGGGTTACGAAATATGACACTTTATGTTCTGACGGACGTGTCATTTCGAAAAATGCATTCGCACATAACGACGGAGATACAGTTCCGTTAGTATGGGATCATCATCACGACTCTCCAAGTAACATTGTAGGACATGTTGTTCTTGAAAGTCGACCAACAGGCATGTATGGTTATGGTTTTTTAAATCATTCTGCTACTGGAGAGGATTCCAGAGAATGTGTTAAAAATGGAGACATCAGAGCGCTGTCTATTTTTGCTAACAAGCTTAAGCAGAAAGGCAATGAAGTTGTGCATGGCATGATTAGAGAGGTGTCTCTTGTTATGGCTGGCGCAAATCCGGGAGCGTATATCGAAGATGTCATGATGCATTCAGATTCTAACGACGAATGCACTTATGATGCTATCATTACGTTCAATGATGGCCAGAATGTAGTGGAACATGCGGATGATCCAGAAGAAGATCCAAAAGATGATGGATCAACAAAGGATCAAAATGATAGTCAGAAGGAGAAAAAAGAAGTGCCTGGTAAAGAAAAGACAGTAGGCGATGTACTCAATACACTTGATGAGGATCAGAGCGCTGCAGTATTAGCCGTTATTGAACAGGTCGAAAAAGACCTTAGAGAAGAGTTATCAACAAACAACAAGGAGGACGATGACGTGAAACACAACATTTTCGAAGGACAAAGTGCTGAAAACAACGATGATGTACTTATGCATTCTGCTATGGAAGCTATTATCGCAGACGCACCAAGTTTGGGATCTTTAAAGAAGAGCTTCTTAGCACATGCAGATGAGTATGGCATCACCAATATTGACTGGTTATATCCGGAAGACAAGCTTGAAACCTCAGGTGGTCCAGGTTTTGTAAAGAGAACACCAGATGAGTGGGTTTCTATTGTTCTGGGTGGAGTACACCACACCCCATTCGCAAAGATCAAGATGATGTTTGCAGATCTTAGAGAAGATGACGCTCGTGCTAAGGGTTATGCTCAGAAGGGTCGTCTTAAGAAAGATGAAGTTATCGGGCTGCTTCGTAGAACTGTTGGCCCTACCACAATCTACAAAAAGCAGAAGCTGGATCGCGATGATACTATCGATATCACAGATTTTAATGTAGTATCATGGATCAAGGGTGAAATGAGAGTAATGCTTGATGAGGAAATTGCTCGCCAGATCTTATTTGGTGATCAGCGAGGTGTTGCTGACGAAGACCGTATCGATCCAGCATGCATTATCCCAGCAGTTGCAGATGGTGAGCTGTTCACAATTCAGCAGGAAGTTGTTGTTCCTCAGGATGGAACCTTAGCAGAAGCAATCATCGATTCTGCAGTACTTGGTCAGGAGAACTATGAAGGAAGTGGTAACCTTATTGCATTTATCGACAACCGTCAGGTAATGCAGATGCTGCTTCTTAAGGATGGTTTCGGCCACAGATTATACAAGGATACAAAGGAAATCGCACTTGCAATGGGCGTTAACAGACTTGTTAAGGTTCCTTCAGCAATCGTTCCATCAGGAAAGTATGGTGTAATCCTCGACCTTGCAGACTACGGTGTAGGTGCTGATAAGGGTGGATCAATCAATATGTTTGATGATTTCGATATCGATTACAACCAGTACAAGTACTTGATCGAGACTCGTTGCTCAGGCGCAATGAGAAAGCCATTCTCAGCAATCAGCTTGAATGTTGCCTCAGGAAACGGCGAAGGCTAAAAACAGGAGGTGATTAGATGCCTAAATGGAGTGGTGTGATAGGTTATCAGAATGTGACGCAGCACGCTCCGGGCGTCTGGTCGAATGAAAATGACGTTGTTGAACATCCGTACAGGGGCGATTTGATACGAAAGTCTTATCGCCTCGAGTCAACGTCAGACATTAACAATAGTATAAGATTAAATAATGAGATCAGCCTTATAGGCGATCAATATGCGCTTGATAATATCGAGAACATGCTATATATAACCGCAAAAGGTTCAAAATGGTATATCGAGTCGGTCGATGCTTCCAAAAGACCAAGACTTATTATTACACTCGGAGGAGTATATAAATGAGTAGAGAAGAAGAAAGACTTAAACTTCATTATATGCTAGTTGAAGCACTTGGCTCTGAGAATGTATATTTTCAGCCACCACCTAGCCATATGATGCAATACCCATGCATAAGATATTATTTAAGCGATGTCTCGCAGGTAAGGGCCAGCAACAAATCTTATGTTAAAAATCTATCTTATACTGTCACATTCATGACCAAAAATCAAATCACTGATGTACCTGAAAGATTAGAAGAAATACCATACTGTTCGTTTGACAGATGTTATATTTCGGATAATCTATATCACTTTGTGTATACAATTAATATATTAGAAAGGACGAAAAATCACGATGAGTAAATTAGTTTGGGAACAGATCGGCGAAAAAGAATATGAAACTGGTGTCAGCTCCACAGCATTATACCCATTCGCAAATAACGCTTATCAGACAGGCGTTGCTTGGAATGGTGTTACAGGAATCACAGAGAGTCCTTCCGGAGCTCAGAAGACATCTCTGTACGCAAACAACACAAAATATTTGGATCTTATTTCTACAGAAACCTACGGTGGTACCATCAAGGCCTACATGTCTCCGAAGGAGTTCGATGCCTGTGATGGCGTTGCTTCTTTAGCTACAGGTCTTAACATCCGTCAGCAGGATAGAAAGCCGTTTGGACTGGCTTATAAGTCTATTATTGGAAATGATACGGAAAGAGACGCTCACGGTTACATGATCAGAGTTATTTATGGCTGCTTGGCATCACCGAGTTCAAGAGATCACAATACCGTTAATGAAAACCCTGAAGCTTCCGAGCTTAGCTGGGAATTCTCTTCTACCCCGGTTCCGGTAACAGGATACAAGCCTACTTCTGTTGTAGAGATTCCATCTACTGCATTCACAACCCCTGAAGACAAGGCTAAGTTGCAGCAGATCGAAGATAAGTTGTTTGGATCAGAAACTGAGGAGTCTACATTGCTCCTTCCAGATCAAATCGCAGCGATTATCAACGGATCCGCAAACAACTCTGGCAATGGCGGAGCTGAAGGTTAATTAAATTCACCATGGGGCTTCTATTAAAAAGAGGCCCCATTTTTAAAGGAAAGGATGGACAAACATGTTTAAGAAAGTTATTAAATACGAAGACTTTGAAGGAAATCAGAAAGAAAAAACATGCTATTTCAATTTATCTAAGGCTGAGCTTTATGAGAAGCATCTGGCTTCAGCAGGTAAGCTTAAAGATCGTCTCCAGAAGATTTACGACGAACAGGACTCCGAAAAGATGGTGGAAGTGTTTAAGGAGTTTATCTATTTGTCATATGGCGAAAGAGGAGATGACGACGGAGATAGCTTTGTAAAAGTTAGAAACGGACATAGATTAGCAGAGGACTTTGTTCAGACAGCTGCATATTCCGAGTTGTTTATGGAATTATCCACCAATCCGGAATCTGCCCGCGAGTTTGTAATGAAGGTAGTTCCGAAAGAGTTTATCCCGGATGGAGGAATCCCGATCCCTGCTGATAAATAAATAAATAAATCATAGGTGGTGATGAGAATGCTCACAGTTGTAGTACCGGAATGCGAAGCCTTTGACGAGGATACAAATCGTTTTATATCTGTAAAAAGAAAATACGAGCTCCAATTAGAGCATTCTCTCATATCTATTTCAAAATGGGAGTCTAGGTATAAAAAACCTTATCTACATACAGAACAGATGACCCTTGAAGAGGAATCATATTATATCGAATGTATGTGCTTAAATAAGAACGTTCCAGAATACGTTTTTAAATGCATTCCGGATTCGGAAAAGATAAAAATTCGTGATTATATAAACGACCCGATGACAGCTACGATCATAAACATCAAGAAGCAGAATCGGTCAAAGCAACTAATCACAAATGAACTTATATATTATTGGATGATATCATTGAATATCCCAATGGAATGTGAAAAATGGCACCTTAGTAGGCTAATGACACTGATTCAGGTAGCTAGTATTAAAAATTCGGCAGGACAGGATAAAATGTCGAAACGAGAAGCTGCCCAGTATCAGCAGCAAGTAAATCAAGCTAGGCGCCAAGCCCTGGCCGAAAAGAAAGGTTTGAAAAAATAAATGATAAAAGTTAAAGTGAAAGGTTCATATAAAAAAGTATATGGACATATGGAAAAACTTTTAGAACTTTTTAACGCCGGGAAATTAAACAAATATGGTGAAATGGGTGTAAGAGCCTTAATGCAGAATACTCCGATAGACACTGGTAAAACCGCTAGTTCATGGGGTTATGAGATAGAAAGAACAAACAATAAGGTCTCTATAGTGTTTACCAATTCGAATGTAAACGATCTTGTAAATATAGCTATTATCCTACAATACGGCCATGGATTGGAAGATGGAGGATGGGTAGAAGGTGTTGACTATATAAACCCGGCTATTGCTAATGCGTTCAACGCCATTATAGAAGATATCCAAAAGGAGGTTGAAAGATGAGCAATCAAATAGAAAATAAAGTTGTTCAAATGGAATTCGAGAATTCGAAGTTTGATTCCCGGATTAAAGAGTCCAAGAAAAGCCTCGAAGACTTCGATAAAACTCTTGAAAAGTCGTTCAACCCGGAAAGCTTTGCTAATATGGAAAAGGCATTAGAGTCCATATCAAAGCGGTTTTCAACGTTTGGTATCGCGGGAATGACAGTGATCCAAAATCTTACAACTAATGCCATGAATGCTGTTTCTAATTTCGAAAATCAAGTAGAGCAGACTATAAAAGTAGGCGGTTTAAACAGATCTAGAAACATAGAACAGGCAAAATTCCAGATTGAAGGACTGGGTTATACCTGGGAGTCCATGTTTGGAGCAATCAATTACGCTGTGTCAGGTACTGCATATAGTTTGGATGCCGCAGCGTTAGCAGCATCTAACTTGGCAGCTTCGGGCGTTAAAATCGACGACGTTGTGGGTACTATAAAGGATGTGGATCTTGCAGCCGAGAATGGTTCTAAGAATTTGTCGTCTATGGGACAAGCTTTGGGCGCTATATCTGGTGTTGCAGCTATGACAAATAGTGATTTTTCATCTATAGCGAGTATATTTTCAACAGTTGCAGGTCAAGGTAAACTTATGACCATGCAGTTAAGGCAGTTGGAGACCAGAGGTATGAACGCTGCTGCTAAAATAGCTGAATCACTCGGTACTACTGAACAGAATGTCCGCGAAATGATAACTAGAGGCGAGATAGATTTTAATACGTTCAGTGAAACCATGTACAAGGCGTACTATAAACACGCAAAAGATGCCAATAGAACCATGACTGGTATCTTAGCTAACATTAAATCTGCATGGGCGAAGGTAGGTGCAAATTACTATACACCTCTTATCAAGAACGATGGAATCCTCGTCGAAATGCTTGGTAATTACAAAAAGAAAATAGACGAATTTAAAGCAGCAACTTTGCCAGTTGTTAATTTGTTTGTTGAATTGTCAGAAGTAGGAATCGAATTTGCTGATACTGTCGTAAGTAAGATCGACTTCAAAAAGCTTGGTAACACTCTTAATTCTGTATTTGGCGATGGCATGCTTTCTGTAAATGCCTATAACAAAACCTTGGAAAAACTCGGGCCGACGGCGAAGACGACTTTTGAAAAGTACTTGATAGAGTCATTCCGAGCTTCAAACAAGAATGCAGACGAATTAATTAAAAAATACGGAAGCTTAACAAATGCTGTTAAAGCGGGTGTTGTTCCTTTTAGCGCTTTTAAAGATGCTCTTAAAAAGGTATGGGATTCATTCGATAAGGTAACAGCCCCTATCGAGAAAACCACCAAAGCATTAGAGGATTATAAAACCGTAGTTGACGAGGTTATCAATGGCAAATGGGGGCATATGGAAACCCGATGGAAAGCTTTAACTGAGGCCGGATACAACTGGGCTGTAGTTCAGAACATGGTTAACGAACAGCTCGGTAGCTCTGTCAGATACAATGAAGATTTGTCCGAAGCAGAGATGAAAAATGCTGGTTATACTGAAGAACAGATATCAGTATTTAAAGATTTCCAAAAACAGTTAAAAGATTCTAACATGACTATGGAAGAATATCTCCAGACACTGCAGCAGCCTATGACAGGCAAAGAAATGCTTGTTGAATCTCTTAAGAATATTATTGACACGCTTAGAATATTGGCATCTAGCGTATCTACTGCATGGAGATCAATCTTTAACAATAATACAACAAACACGCTGTATTATATTATTGAATCCATTCACAACTTCACATCAGCCATGAAAGAAGCTGCAGATGGGGCTAAAAACCAATGGACAAGATCTTTCAAAGGTCTGTTCGCAGCGTTTGATCTTATATTTTACGTTATACAGAACATAGCGTCTTTTGGTTTTAAAGTTTTCAAAGCAGTTCTTGAGGGGCTTAACATCAGTGTGCTAGACTTCACTGCTAGTATCGGTGACGTCATAGTAGCTATTGATGAATGGGTTCGCTCAAATAAACCGTTAGAAAAAGTTATATCTGTTATAGCGGATGTGATAACTGGAATAATAACAGTTGTTTCGTCTCTTATAAAAGCAGTTAAGAATAGTGGTATGATGAAATTCTTAACCCCTATTGGTGGCTTTTTCGAAAGTTTATTTAAGCTTTTGAAGATGGGTTTTGAAAGTGTTGAAGGCCCTTTCGAAACGTTCATTAATTATTTACATTCGTTAGACAATGTAACGTTTGACGATATCATAACAGGTTTTAAAAACTTAGGAAATGGAATAAAAGAAGGGCTTGGTATTGGTATTGACTCACTAGGCCTGGCGACAAATTCCATTTTCGATTTTGTTGTTAACGTTCCTAAGAAATTAAAAGGATTTGATTTAGTTTCTGGAATAGGTGAATTCTTTAGAAATATTATAGAAGAAGTCCAGAAAATAATTGAAACTTTGGATCTGGAACCTATTATATCTGGTCTGTTTATAATCTTAAACATTAAGTTAATTAAGGGTATTAATGGATTAGGAAAATCTATATCAGAATCTATAGGTGGAATGTTTTCAGCAATAGGCGAAGGTGTAGAGTCGTTCTTGCTGACTGCTGGCTCAGCACTTCTGCAATATGGAAAAGCTGAAAAATGGCGCAGCATAGGCGAAACTATTAAAGCTATAACTGGAATGCTATTAGCTTTAGCAGGCGCTGTTATAATTTTAGGATTACTACCTGAAGCAACGCTCAATCAAGGTCTTAAAGCTATCGGTATCATAGCTGGGATCATTGCAGGACTAATGGGCGCAGCGACACTTATGTCAAAACTTAGCGGCGGTCTTGCGGGCGGATTCTTAGGAATCGATATTGGTATCAACGGAGTCGCCGAAACTATTTTAGCTATGGCGGCAGCTATTTTGACAATAACCACAGCTATAGCATTGATTGATAAGGTTGTCAATAATAGTAAAGATATAAACTTTACATTAGGAATAGTAACCGCCATAATAACTTCAATTATCGCAGTAATGGCCGCTGCTGATAAATTAGGGAAATCAAATCCTACTGGAGCAATAGTACAGCTTCAAGGAGTTATAGGATTTGCAGCTGCTATTTATATTCTAGTTATGGCTGTTGATAAAATGGCTGCAGTTATAGAAAAACGAGGCTTTGCTGTTGTTGGAGCTTTAACGGTCATTACTGTATTAATTACAAAGATGATTGCAGTAATGGCTGTTGCAGCACTTGCAGGTAAACCGGCCTTGTCTGGAACGCTTGCATTAGTCCCAGTATCTCTATTCTTTGTGGCGATGACTGGCGTTATTACTGTTTTAGGAATCATACCTGACTCGATAATGCGAAAAGGTCTAGTTCGAGTTGGGTTATTAACTAAGTTCCTAATTGACATAATGGCTGTGTTAGGTATAGCTAGTGCTATGTCTGGCGGGGTTATAAGTGCTGGTGGAACTTTAGCAGGTATAGCCTTTATTATCCTATCAATGTCTGTATCGATAATGCTATTATCCACGTTGAAACCGGATAAAGCATTACGAGGCATGGGCGCAATGGCAGCTGTTATAGTCGGAGTAGGCGCTATAATTAAGCAAGTCGCTAAGATGGATAATGGCGTTAAAGACGCTAAAGGCACAATGATTGGCGTGGCTATTCTAATTGCTGTTATTGCAGGCTCATTAGTCGCTTTAAGCATGATAGATGGTGAAAAGTTAGTAATGCCACTTATTGCTATGGGCGTTATGATTACTATCTTATCAGGACTGCTTAAGCAAATAGCAAAATTAGCCCAAACCAAAGTAGATTCTTCGAACATAAAGGGAATATTAATTGCTTTGTCGGCGTTAATAGCTATTGTAGCCGGCTCTCTTGTAGCTCTCGCTGTGGTTGATAATCCAGAAGCAACAATAGTTGCGGCAGCTGCTATAAGTTTAGTTCTATTAGCTCTCGCCGGTGTCTTCAAAATAATAACAGATTCGAAGAGATACACTAAAGACTCTGGGCCGTTCAAGAACATGATGAAACAGCTGACATTATTGGCTGGTATCATGGTGTTGGTCGCTGGAGCTCTGTTTGCACTTACAGCAATGGGACAAACCCCAGAGCAGCTTATATCAGCAGCAGCTGCTATTTCAATGGTTCTGTTAACCTTGACTGGGATCTTTGCTATTATATCTGAAATTGGTGACACCAAGATCGACATAAAGAGTGTAGCACTCACATTTGGCGCACTTGTAATTGTCACAGGTCTTGTAGCGCTTATATTAGGCTTGATGGCTAATAATATTGACGATACTTCTAAGGCTATAGAATCAGCAGAAGCGCTTTCAATTATATTGTTGTCTTTCACAGCAGTATTCGCAGCTCTTGCGCTCATGTCAAAGTTAGGAATCTCTATAGGAGCAGTGGCTGCAGCTGCATTAGCATTTGATGCTGTTGTATTAATAATCACAGCACTGTTTGCAATACTTGGAGCCATCGACGAACTGACAAAAGGTGGGGCATCCGAACTAATCGACAAAGGTGTGGCTATACTCGACAAGGTTACAAAAGGCCTCGGCACAGCAATATCCAACTTAATAAATGGTTTTTTAGATCCTGTCAGAGAATTTGCAAATGCTTTAGCGAAAATACCAAAAAAGGCAGTAGACGGAATCCATTACGTTGCAGAGTTGCTTCTTGCTATAACGGCAGCATCTATCGTGGGCGCTATAACAAAACTGTTCGGTCTCGACGAGGATATATTCGAAAAGTTTGGCGATCATCTAAAGAAATTAGGCTCTGGATTATTCACGTATGCTGAAATAGTTAGAAAAATGTCCGACGAGGACTACAAAGCTATTGCTAAGACTGCTGAACCGTTGGGTGTATTGGTAGGAGTTATGAAATCTCTCCCAAGCACTGGTGGATTTTTACAATGGGTTACCGGTGAGAAAGATTTAGGCGGTTTTGCCGATAATGTCAAAAAACTTGCCGAAGGTCTTAACGAGTATGTAACAACTATAAGATCTCAAACGGATACTGATTACGACAACATAAAAAAATCTGCCGACGCATTAAAAGCTATTGTTGAGGTTGCTCAAGCATTACCTGTATCTGGTCCTGTTCATGACTTTTTATTCGGAAAGAAGGATCTTACAGACTTTGCTGACGGATTACCAAACGTAAGTAATGGTATTGTAAAGTACTATGAAGGTGATAGTGATGCTGGTCTTGCAGGTGTAAAAGACATTCCGAACGATGCCTATACCGGAATTGAGGATTCAATAAAAGCTATAAAATTGCTTGTAAAGATAGCTGGAGAACTCCCGGAAGATTGGGATGCATTTACCGGTATTGAAGACTTCAGCGAAGGCATTGTTCATCTTTCAGACGGATTATTTAAGTTTTATGTTGGAAACACGGTAGATGGCGTTAGATTATATGGCGTTAGAAGCTTAGGTAATGGAGAACAAGTATGGTCTGCTATCGACGCCGCAGCAACCGCATTAGAATCCCTTGCTAAAATAGCTACTACGCTTCAAACTCAGGCAGATCCTTTGCAAGGGTTGTCAAATGGCGCAGGCAAAGCCTCTTTAACTGCCTTCTCTCAATTTGGATCCAACCTCCCGTATGTTTCAAATGGCTTATGGGAATTCGTGAATGGCGTTGGTAAACTTAAAGGTGCTAAAGAGTTAAACGGTGACGATTATGATGTTATCGACAATGCAACCGCAGCTTTAGAGTCGATGGTTGGCCTCGCAAAAACACTTACTGAGAATGGCAGTTCTGAAGCTTTGGCAGCACTTGGCGACGGAACAAGCATGTCTACGGCTATAACTAATCTTGTATCGTTTTCAGAGCAATTAGGAAAAGGCGTATCTGCATTTTACAATAATCTCAAAACATACAGTGTTGATAGCATAGGAAATGTTTCAGCAAAAACATTTGATTTCACATTACTGAAGACAGCTGTAACTGCAGCGACCGATTTAGGTGCAGCATTTAAAAGCCTCGGTACAGAAATGAACTATGCTGACATTACCGACGACTTTAAGACAGCTGCTGGGAATGCCGCTAGTGGTGTTGTCAAATTTTATAAAACAATGATGGCGAGCGGCTATGCGGAATTCTCAAGAATGGATACATATTTGCATACTGTATCAGATGTTGTTACAACACTTGGTGAAATAACGGGAACCGAATACTTCGGATGGACAACATTCGCAGAAGCTATGGCTGCAATGCCAGTATCATTGATCCAAGATTTCATCGATAAATGGGATGAAGGAATGGGTGATGAAAAGACAGCAGTTCAGGCAATAAAAGATTTCTTTAGCTCTATCAAAGACGAAATGGACACCGGCATTAAAGACATATCGTCTGTTAAATACGGCGACAAGCTGTATGAAGTTTTCGATAAAGAGAATGCACAATGGAAAGTATTATATTCTACGTTTTACGAAACCGGTAAGTATGTAGGCGAAGGCTTCTCTAAGGGACTTATAAGTGAAGTAAATATTGTCAGAGCAGGTGCTAATGCAGCGTTGCTCGGAATTGCAGCTCTTAAGTCGCTCAGACACGAAACTGAGGTTAAGTCGCCATCACGTAAAGCTAGACGAATTGGTCACTTTGTAGGTGATGGATTCCAACTCGGACTTGCTGATAGTGTTAAGGGTATTATAGATGTTATATCTAAGTCTGCAACGAAAGTTACAGGATCAACTCTGACATATTTCAAAGCTACAAGAGATAAAATCGCTTCTATAGCCGAGGCTGGCATTATGGATATTACACCTACGATAAGACCTGTGATGGATACGTCTGGTGTATTCGACGGACTAAACACCATAGATAATATGATGCAGTCTAGAAAAATGATGACCGCCAGAGCAAGAATCACAGAGAATGTTGTTGCAGCATATGATCAGTCTAAGGTATCTAACAGAGATGTTGTAAATGCTGTTGCCGATCTTAAGAGCTCTATGGGATCTATGAGACCTAATAACACGTATACAATCGGTAATCTCACATATGATGAATCATCTTCAGTTGCACAGGCAATTGAAACATTATTCCATGCTAGTATTGTTGAAGGGAGGGCATAGACATGTCGTTTACAGCTACAATAACTAAGTTCGGTATTCAATCAGGTACCGAAGACACATTATATGTCGCTTGGTCGTGGCCACCTTCAAATAGTAGCAAAAGTTCTGGAGCTGGGGGATCTTCCTCTGGCTCCATTACATATTATAAAGCACCGAGCTATAGTGGTTATTCTATAGTAGATGCTTTGGCTCGTGTTGGCGAAAAAGATACCAGCTTACCACACAGACAAAAAATAGCAGTTCTCAACGGGTATGTATCTAAAACATCTGATTGGTCGGGCACAAACGCACAAAATGGAAAGATGCTTAAAGATTTATTAGCTGGCAAGTTGATAAAGTCAAAATCGGGGTCTTCTACTTCTTCTAGTATGACAACAGTTCCTAAAACAGATCATTACCGGGTTATTTGGCAGTATAAGCTTGATGGCATTTGGTATGTTTTAAGCGATGAAGAAGTCAAGACAAAGCATTCTATAGCGAGCATGTCCGACAATCCATACATATTGGAATACAGGGTAAGGGTCTTGCCTGTACCTAAAAAAGATGCGGGATGGTCTGCTTCTTGGACTGCATGGAAGTCTTACAAACCTCCATATAGAATGCCAGCACAGGCTCCAACACCGAATCTTTCAGCTCCAACAGGCAGCACATCGAGTCTACGTGTGGTCGCTAATGTGTCTGGAATAACAGATAAATTATCGACCCATATTATATTCTCGCTGTTTGTGAACGAGCAGAAAAGCAAGAAATCAGTAGCGGAGTCTCCAAGAGTTAAAATCGGTACGGGATCAGCTAGCTACACTTTTACTGGTTTGAAACCGTCCACTAACTATGTAGTTAGGGCTAAGGCATCATATGCTTATACCAAAACTGTAAAAGGTGTTAAAAAGACATATTACACAGATGGTGAAGTGTCTGGCTTTTCTTCAGTATATTCTACGGAACCGGCAAACCAGCCAGCGCCAAAAGTTGTGGTTGATACGATCATGGAGGATGCCTCGACTGCAAAGCTCTATGTTACATGGAAAAAGGACGTTACCGCAAGAAAGTACATTATACAAGCTACATATGATGTTACATATTTTAATAACAATGATTCTTCTGGAATTCAATCTAGAGAATTTATAGATGTAACTTCCAGTGCAGCAAGGTTATTCGAACTCCAACTTAATGGCCATACAACGTGGTACTTTAGAATTGTTGTAGAAAATTCTTTAGGTCAGCAATCCGTGCCGATGTCTGATAAATACTACAAAAAATTAGTATTAGGCGTTAAACCGGCAGCTCCTACAACATGGACTATGACCAGTAGTTTTATGCAAAATGAAACTATAAGATTTTTCTGGGTACACAATAGTATCGATTCGTCATGGCAAACAAGCGCTAAGATAAAATTGGAATTCGAAGACGGCGAACCACCTATAATCATAACAGTTTCCACACCACCATCAGGAAGAGATCCTTCTTTAGTGCAGGAACCGACGTATGATAAAGATCTTGTTATTACGCCAGAAATTGCACAGAGACTTGAATCTGGTACAACAATCAGATGGTCAGTACAGACAAGAGGAGCTTATGGATATGGTTCTAGTGGTGATGTTGGATATAGTGATTGGTCTGTCGTACGAGCTATTGATGTGTATACTGCACCTAGCTTGACAGTAGACTTTGTAGATGGTTCTGGTGATCATGTGCAGGAAACCAATACAGCACATGCATATCCTTTAAATGTTACAGGAGATGTTACGGCACCAGGTCAAGAGTTCATTGGGTATGATATATCTATAACCGCGTTAGAAGCATATAGCATAATTGACGGTACAGGACATGAAATATCAGTCAATGAAGGCACATCGATCTTCCAACAGCATTACATTTCTGACGGAACGACTAACTTCTCGCAGCAAATTTTGCCAGGAGATGCACTCCTTCAAAATGGTATAAGATACGCACTTAGAGTTGTGGTCGCGTTTGATTCTGGACTCACAACCGAGCAAACGATTACATTTTACACTAATTGGGATAGCATAGATACGTATGTTCCTTCAGCTACTGTAGAATTCGATGAAGAGAATATTTGTACGTCGATATATCCTATATGTATGCGACTGGTGTACGACCCACTTCGTGAAGCGATCATGAGCACTGCAAAGCAAACTGCTGAGAGTGAAGACTATGACATCGCTCACGGATATACAACGAATGTAACATCAGGCTCAACGGATCGTTATATTTTAACAGACACAGAACCGGCTGATTGGAACACCACTTATATGTATTATTTGACATATAACGGTAGTACATACGCCCCAGTGCCAGAATCTGAAAACCCGCCAGTATGGGCTCCTAATATGTATTATGCATTCGAACCTGGCAATCAGCAGTTCACAATAGAAACGGATTCTGATAAGACTGAAGTTAAGGTATTTTCAGTCTCCGCCTCCGAAGTTGCCAATAGGTTCGCTCAGGAAGGAATAGCATACCTTGCAAGTTCAATAACGTTAGAGGAAACTCCGGAACGGTATGATCTTACGTTATCTGAGCCATCGGATTGGGTATGGAACTGGAGTACGTATTTTACAGTTGAAGAATACATAACTTATGAGCAGATTCCTATGGGTGACGAAGTTCCTGAATGGGAGCCTGATATGTACTATGAGCTGGTTGACGACGAGTATGCATTGACGTTATCTGAACCATTAGATTGGTCGACAAACTACTTTGAGTATTTCACAAAGCAGGTTGAACGGTCTTATGAATCAATGTTCGACGATGAAGATATGCCGGAGTGGCAACCAGATACATACTACGCATATACACCACCAATAACATCAAGCTACTCAAATGCTACTGTAAGGTTTGAGTATGTCAATCGTGGTGGAGTTGTCGTGGATGACCGCACGTTTGAAATTGGTTGCTACGATATGGCATCCACGGAATATACTCTGAACACAAGCTCTGTATGGTTTACGCTAAACATATACATCGAGTTTACAGATTTACCACCTGTTTCGTCGTTTACGTTCAAAATGGTAAGTCAAACTATTAGTTCTACGCCAATAGCCGCGAATGTCGAAATGTCCATTTTTAGAATTGGGTATGATGGAAAATTACAGTTGATAGCTGGCGGAATCGCTAATGATGGTCTTACTGTTATTAGAGATCCACACCCATCGCTTGATTTCGCAAGATATAGAGTCGTTGCTACAGATCTTGATTCTGGAACGATAAGTTTCTCAGACATAACCCCGGCATCTATACAATACCCTAACATTGTTCTTCAATGGGACGAATCGTGGAGTAGTTCTAATATCGAATCTGATATGGAGGGAATCGCTGCAGATAATCAGTTCTATAGTGGTGAAAGGATCATTCTCCCATATAACATAGCAGTATCAGAGAGTAACAGTCTTGATGTGTCTCTTGTAGATTATGCTGGTAGGGAAGACCCAGTAAGTTACTACGGAACGAAAACTGGACAATCTGGAACTTGGAGTACGGTTATTCCAAGAGGAGATGTAGATACGTTATACGCTCTTCGTAGATTATCGGTATATCGTGGTGATGTGTATGTTCGAGAGCCGTCGGGAATTGGATATTGGGCTAACGTCGCGGTTAGTATGAACTCATCGTATGACGACCTTACCATACCAATAAGTATAACAGTTACTAGAGTTGATGGAGGTGTATAAAGATGATCGACTGGACCAAATCGATGATTCAAACGTATGAGGTTTGGAAAGTCGATCCTTCGACATGGGGTGACATCGAGAAGATTCCAAATGTCACCTCATGCTCTATCACAAGAGATCCTTCGACTGATTTGCTTCAAAATGCGACTTTAACTGTCGAGGGAGTGTTTGAAGAGATATATGTTCGTGTATATATTATCTGTATCCAAAACGGACAAACGTATAAAGAATGTCTTGGTACGTTTCTTGTTCAAACGCCTAGCGAAACTTATGATGGTAACGCTAAATTATCGTCGCTTGATGCGTATTCGCCACTGATCGAATTACAGGATAAGTATCCGCCGTTTGGCTATTCTATAGGTAAAAACACCAATATTATGGACGTATCCGGTCGAATAGTCAACGAGCAATGTCGTGCGCCTGTTATATTTTCTGCGTCTGACAAATCGTTAGATTATGTGTTCGCAGCAAATACGGACGAGACATGGCTGGCATTTATAAAAGCCTACATTTCAAACGCAGATTATTCTCTCGATTTAGATGAGTTAAGTCGTATTATATTTAGGCCATATCAACCATTAATTGCCATGAGACCTCGATATACATTTGATACTAATAATTCGTCCATTGTTCAACCGAGCATAACGGTATCAAGAGATTTATACGGGACACCGAATGTTGTCGAGGTTTTATATAGTAAATACAACGGTATGCTATATTCAAGGGCTGTTAATGACAGAGAGAATAGTGTCGTCTCAACAGTTCGTAGGGGTAGAGAGGTAGTTAAAAGGATTACAAATCCTGATATTACAGGTATCCCGACGCAGAGCACAATAGATGAGTATGCGCGTAGAACTCTGGAAAATTTATCAATAGTCGAATATGAGGTGAAATACACGCATGGTTACTATCCAGTAAGGGTTGGAGATTGTGTGCGATTAAATCACCCGATGTTAAATCCGGAAGGCATCAATGCCAAGATCACGTCCCAGATAATAACTTTGGGAACGGGCATTATGGTAGAAGAAACATCGCGATATACTTCTGATTTACTTGGAGGATAAAATGGCAACAAATAAAAAGATACAAAACCTTATACGCGCTTTTGTTAAAAACATTTCAGCTGATAAAACGCAACCCAAAAACACAAACACTACATATGGAAATGTAGTTACTAGAGACGGAACGAAACAAGTGCTATTAGACGGCAGTACAGAGCCTACAGCATGCATGTTTAATGTCGAGGCTGACGAAGGCGATCGTGTAGTATGCTCAGTTCAAAATCATAGTTGGAGCGTGGATTCAAATGTTACGAAACCCGCTTCATCACCAACTACCGCGAAAGGACGTTCTGATGTTGAAAGTATTATCGACGAGCACGTTATCTCTTTAAGCGGTATAGACGTATATTATCAAACAGAACAGCCAACAGAACCATCTGGAGGTTTTAAAGATGGCGACACGTGGTATAAACTAGACGCCAACGGGTATGCTATTGGTTTATATGTCTGGGAAAATGACGATTGGGTCAGTACTAAATTTGATGGTGGTGATATACTTAGGGCTAATTCCGTAACATCAAATGAAATTGCTGTTAACTCATTATCTGCCATATCAGCATATCTTGGAGACGTTTCTGGCGGATCTATCGATATAGGTGATGGTCGCTTTAAGGTATATAGCAATGGTGATCTAATGGTTTCAAACGACTCTGGAGCATCTCTTAACGTTCTAAGTAACGGATTTAGTATTCAAAATAAAACCACGTTAATTACTGAACTCGGTATTAATTATGAGGCGTATACATATTATGAAAAGGGTGAATACACATATGAACACTTTCGAGTTGCCCCTACGTGGCGACCGAATACATATTATGAGCGCGATCCATTCACAGACAAATACGAATTACTTACAGAACAGCCAGATGATTGGTTTGCGGAAGATGGATCTGAAACTTATTATGTTCGATTCCCTGATCCCTATTTTCCAGACGACCCAACAGTAGGTATATATCGACCTGCTGAAGCGCCCCCTAAGTGGCAACAAAATACGTATTATGAAAAAGATCCTGAGAATCTTACATATTCGTTATTAACAGAACAACCATCCGACTGGGATATAAATTTCTATGAAAAGTATTATATATACGATGATGAAAAATCGACATATGAACTCATTCCCGCCATTCCAGAATGGCAACAGAATACATATTACGTAAAAAATCTTGTAAATCTTACATATTCATTACTCACAGTACAGCCTGTCGATTGGACAGAGCGCTATTGGAGTTATTATATCAGATTAGGTGAACGAGAGATAGACCATGATAGGGGGGCTGACGGCGTAGAGCGTATAAATACATTTTCGTTAGCGCCAGATAGAATATTTTATACTAATCAGCATTGGGCCGAAATTGGTCAACCTGATAAGGATGCCTTATTAATATTTGATGAACACGGCTTCCAAAGTTATGTTACAAAAGATAGGACTGAAACGAGTTTCAAAATATCCGAAATAGATATAGAGGATGATGGTGTTCGTATCACAAGAAGATGTGGTGTCAGATCTACAAAAGACGCTACCGTAGATATAGAAGCCACAACTATAGAAACTACACCTCCTACTCTATATAAGAGAACTACAGAGGGGGTTAATATTGACGCACCACGAATACACACCTCTGGTGTCTATGTATCCTATCGAGCAGATGGCGGATTTACACATATACACGGAACAAGCGGAAATAAAATTACATTTGGAATCGGTTCGGATGGTACAAACCGTGGCATTTATGATGATACCAAAAGTGGTTGGCTAATGTATCGAGGTAGCGGAACGGAAATTTTCTTCGGTGGTGGTTTAAGACCCGGAACTACTGCCTCATATGCTCTTGGTGATGCAGGTCATATATGGTATAACTTATATACAGAAGCAATACGATTATATCGAAATACCGCTTATTATTTCGGTTTTGGCGGTACTCCATCCGCAAACAGAACGATTACATTCCAAAATGCGAGTGGTACGGTTGCGTTTACTTCATCTGATGCAAGATTGAAACGAAATATCGAGAATACTGAGTTATCAGGTTTGGATATGATGAATTCTATTAAGATTCGTCAGTTTGATTGGCTTGATGATGAAACTGCCGGATACAACAAAGGTAGACACCAAACAATCGGATTTGTTGCTGATGAATTAGAGGAACTTGATCCGTTCTTTATTGTAAACGGTAGCGGTGGAGAGGACGACGATGGAAACATCAATCCGAAGTGCGTTGATACATTCTACATGTTGGGCTATATGGCTAAAGCGATTCAAGAACTATCTGCAAAAGTGGATGAATTAAGTAAATAAGAACTACATACAGGAGGCATTTTATGGAAAAACCAGTGAGCGTAGCATTAAGTGAGTTAAAAGAGGCTATCATTAAAGACATTAACGAGTCTCATATCCATCCTATGATGGTATCAGTTGTGCTTAATGACGTAACAAAGATTGTCAAGGACGCCACGCAGCAAATAAGTGAACAGGAGGCAAAAGCCTGGAATGACTATGTTAACGGCCCACACGAAAGATCAACAGACTCGCGAGAGACTGAATAATGACGAAAACTGAAGCCGTTGTTACTATTGTTGTTGCTGTTCTTGGTAGTGGTGGGCTATGGGCCTTGCTCACCGCCATAATAACATCGAAACTTGAAAAGCGTCGCAAAGCCTTTGCTAACGACGAAGAAGCACGAGCGATGCTTAGAGGTTTGGGACATGACCGGATCTGTTACCTTGGCGAATGTTACGTAAAAAGAGGGTTTATCACGAAAGACGAGTATGAAAATTTAGTCGATTATTTATATCGTCCTTACAAAGGTCTTGGAGGTAATGGCACTGCCGAAAAGATAATCCTCGAAGTAAATAAATTGCCAATTGTGCGGGACGAAAGCGTGAAAAAGCCTAATAAATAAGTATCTATTAGTACGTTATTAGTACACCAAGAGCTTCAAAATGATAGTATTTGCGCGGTTCAAGTTTCTGTTGAAGAAGCTGCTAAGGCAGGCAAGTTCTAAATAGAGCCGTATCTAAGCGGTTTTTAACAGACTTAAAATTGAATAAAGAAACGTAAAAAGAAGTACATTAGTACATTATTAGTACAGTATTAGTACATCGAAAAGAGCTTGTAATTATATTTACGGGCTCTTTTTTATTTTGTAAAGGAGGTCGACAAGTATATGGGAAAAATAGTCGATAAGGCTGTAACATATGCTGTTAACATTGCCAACGATAACTCACATGGGTACGATCAGGCACATCGATGGGGCAAACCAGATTATGATTGCTCCGCGTTGGTTATTGATGCATATGAGAAGGCTGGAGTGGCTGTGAAAGAAGCCGGTGCAAGTTATACCGGTGATATGCTGAAAAGTTTCATTAAGGCTGGTTTCAATAATGCTACAGCTGGTGTTAATAGAGTTACTGGTGAAGGACTTAAACCTGGTGATGTTCTTCTTAAGCCAGAAGCTCACGCAGCAATGTATATTGGTGATGGCAAGCTCGTACAGGCTTCTATCAACGAAAAGAGAACAACTAGAGGCGGAAAGCCTGGAGATCAGACAGGAAAAGAAATCGCTGTTCGATCTTACTACAATTTTCCGTGGAGTTATGTTCTTAGATATCCAGAAGCTCCATCACCAGCACCTTCAAAGACTAAAGTAACATATTCAGCGCACATCAAGAATGGTAAGTGGACTCCTGAAGTTTCCACAACTAACCAGTATGCCGGTACCCCTACAGGCAAGGCTATAGATTGTTTCATGGTAAAAGCTGATGCCGGAAAAATCACTTACAAGGTACATACCTACAAAAATAAAAAATGGCTTCCTCCTGTTACAGGATATAAAACCACAGATGCGTCGAATGGATATGCTGGAAATATGAAAGAAGACATCGATGCTATAGCTATAAAGGCTACAGGTATCGTAGGAACTCTGAAGTATAGAGTGCATGTTCTCGGCGGAGGCTGGTTACCGTGGGTTACAGGCTATAAAACCACAGATGCGTCGAATGGCTATGCTGGTAATATTGGCCAGAGGATCGATGCTATTCAAATTAACATAAAGTGAGGTGTTATATATGACATTTGAAGTATTTTTAACATTATTTGTGATTCTGTCTGCAGTATGTGGATTGGTTACGGAAGCGTTGAAAAAGATTATATTTGACAAGAAGAACTTGCCAAGTAATCTTGCGGCGTTAATATGTGCTTTTGTGGTGGGTGTTATCGGCGTTATTCTGTATCTATACTTGAGTGGCACTGTCATCACCACGAATACTATTATATTTGCAGTTTTAATGGGCATTTCAGTTGCTATCGGATCCATGGTTGGATACGACAAGGTTATACAAACTATTAAACAATTCAAAGGAGGTGGAAACAATGTCGACTACACAGCAGAAGGAACGCAGACCAAGAGCTCCGAAGACACAGACGACGGAGAAGAAAGTTGAGACTGTAGTGGAGGATCTTCCGAAGACAGCAGTAATAAAGACGCCATCAGGCAGAGACCTTAACATCAGAAGTGCAAAGGGACATAATGACGCTGGAGAGATCATCACAACCTTTAAGAACGGCTCTAAAGTTACGGTCTTGAATGGTAAGCAGACTCAGATTATTGCTGGAAAGCAGCAGGATATGACACAGGTTAAACAGGGTAAGACTGTTGGATTCTGCGTTGCCGCATACTTAGAGATCAATCAGTAGCAGCCATAAGAGGGGCTTATTATATTTTAGGCCCCTCGAGTTTGTTTAATTCGTTAAATAGCCAATATTCATCTCTTTGAGTATATATTTTCTCGGTTATATCAGTTATAGAGTGTCCGACCATTTTCTTTATAGCATATTCATCTACTTTATATTTCTTACACATTGTTATGAAATGCTTTCTAGGGTCGTGTGCTCTATGTTTAGGGTTTAAACCAAGCTGATTAATTATATTCTCGAATCGGTGTCGATACTTGTCGTAGGTCATTTTCGAGCTACGCTGAGTATTAGCATCGATACAATTAATAAGATATTCACTATTTATTCGCTTGGCGTCCTCCAAGAACGACTCTATAAAGGGCAGTATTATATTGTGGATAGGTACAAGTCTATCCTTTCCGAAGCGTGTCTTAAGACCTCCTATTATATAGTTTCTTCCACTGTCCATATTACCGATTTGTACATTATCCACGGTTATAAGACATAGTTCTTGAGGTCGCCACCCCATATAGCATTGTATAAGTATCATCTTTACATACGGATCTGAGCTGTTTTCCCATAAAGTTTTCATTTCAGAATCCGTAAACGCTATATGGGTATTATTATATTCGACAGTTTTGCGTGAGAAATTACGGGCAATATTGATTGGAACACACTCTCGTTCCACAGCAAAGTCATACATAAGATTGAACATAGATTTCATTCTAGCTTTAATAATGTCGCTTCCGTCAGCATTCTCTATTTCATCTTTGAGCATGTAAGTACGGATATCTGAAAGCTTCATAGACCTTATATTTTTAACACGTGCCCAGGCTGAATCTATACTTCTTAAGTAGGTTGGTGAAGAAGATCTCTTAACAGCATCGAACCATTCTACATATAGCTCTTCTAAAGTTATAGATGAACCACCATTAGAAGGTGCTTTATTATATTCGACGAGTGCTAAGTACGCTTCGTTGTATGTTTTGAAGTATCCTTGCGGTTTTAAGATCTTTCCGATCGGTTTACCATTCTCATCGTGTCCGACCGTGATCATAGCACGATATCTGTTTCTGAGATTTCCAGATTTTATATAGGTAATCCTGCCAAACCCATTTGGTAATCGCATATGTTTCTTCATAAAAACCTCCTTACAGCGTTGTAAGGCTATTTTATCATCCTAAGTATATTTTTCAACTGTTAATTTTTTTATCCCGTACGCAGGAGTCCAAAAACTAGTATATCTTGGTATTACTGGTTAGGAGGTGATGAAATGAGTGGGTTTGGATCTGTTCCGGTATCTGTGGCGGCTAAAGTGTATGGCAAGGACGAGTGCTGGATACGTAGCGGTATTATAAATGGTTGGTTACCGATCGGTATAGCTACGATAGATGGAGAACGAGCTACAAAATTTATTAAAGGGAGACGAATAAACTATTATATTTCTCCAAAGAAACTTTACAAAGAGACTGGATTTATGTATAGAGGGAGGAAATAAAAAATGAATCATGAAAAACCAGAACTTTCTAGAAAGAATGCATATTATATTCCAAAACATAGATACTATGAGCTTAAGCATTTTTGTTTGCAGTATCCTGATTGGAAGCGTACTTACAGTCAACTATCAGAACAAGTTAGGCCTAGTAGTCATTTATTAACAGATGGTGTACAGAAATCATTATATTCCGACAGAACACCAGAGGTTGCTATAGAACTTGAGAATTGTCGGCATAAAATACTACTTGTCGAAAACGCAAGTAGAGCTGCTGACCTGGCTATTGGAGATTATATTTTAAAAGGAGTAACAGAAGGTTTGTCGTACGATTGTTTATCAACTCTATATAGTATCCCATGTGGACGAGATATGTACTATGATCGGTATAGGAAATTTTTCTGGTATCTAAGTCTTACGCAATAATTACAAAGGCCTAGATGGAGGTGATTATCATGAAGAAATTATTAGCAAATTTGATTTGGAGGGTTTGTAGGATAAGCCCTGAATGGGGTAATAGAGTTATGGACTTTTCAAAAAAGGTGTATGATTTCGCAATGTGGAATCACACGAATTAGGGCTTTAACAGGCCCTTTTTCTTTTACGCGTAATTTACCATACTCTATATGAAAGAGGGGTGGACCTTGGACGTAACAACCAAGGCGCCTATAGAGAAAGTAAACAGTAATGTTGGGCTTTTAAAATCTCTCTCTTTCTTTTTCTCGCGTATTTTAATAGGGTCTATATGAATAAGGCATAAAGGAGGAAAATATTATGTTTAGAGAAATTAGAACAAGAGAGAAGATTACAGAACGTGATGCAGAGCACGAGGAGTATAAAAAGATTCGACCAGAATCAGATATGGCTGTAAAGGATGCTATGTCATTCTGGAATAATGAATTTGAAAAGATGACTCGTGAGGCTTCACAGGAGAAGTAATTCTTCTCCTTTTTCTTTGCGCGGATTTTAATAGGGTCTATATGGGTAATTAATTATATTTTACATAAACAAGGAGGAAATATTATGACGTTTGAGGAATTGCGTACGTTGGCGAGCGTATTAGATACTAAAGAGGTTGCTTATTTGGTATGTGCACATTTAGAGCATACTGGAAAGGCAGAGATTGGATTTGATGTGAATTGTCATGAAAAAGGAAGATTCATTGGAGGCGTTAGATTTATTCCCGGAATAAAACTTAATAATTAACACCCGAGAGGATTAGATTAATTTCTAGTCCTCTTTTCTTTGCGCGAAAAATACAACTCCATATATGGAAACGTGGAAAAAATTTGTTTTAAATACAAGGAGGAATTATATTATGAGAAGATTGAAGAACTTTATCATTGAGACTATTAACAGCAGTAAGGTCGTTAAATGGGTATCAATTGGAGTAGGGGTTGTTCTGCTTCCGGTATTAGTTATCGTTGGCGTAAAGAAACATAAGAAAGCATGATTCCGTAAGAGGATTAGATTAATTTCTAGTCCTCTTATATTTTTTTCAAAGTTGTTTATTAAAATTGTACTTCGTGGAACTCTTCATTACGTTCCTATCCTGCAGTTCCCGCGAAAATAACACAGACATATATGGGTAAATAATTATATTTAACATAAAGGAGGAACTTATTATGATAAAAGGAACTTTTAGAGCTTTACCAGTAAAGATGGAGGTCGAAGTTACTGACATGTTCAGTTTCGAAGTTAACGCTAAGATTAAGGTTAGTGTTGCAGGTGAACCGCTTGAGGGCAATATGGAAGACATTAGTCAAGTGTTGCGCTCGGACGAGTTTCATCGGGCAATCAGCCAGTCATCGAATGAATTAGCAACATTATTAGCTTCGGATCAGAGTTGTCATGCTAAGATCACTTTTGGATCTGGTAAGTCTCAGGAGGTATTTGAGGTTAACATCTCACATGAGGATAAGAAAAGTGAGTTTGACGTAGTTAAGTAGCCCAGACAGAGAGGTTTAGGATTATATTTCTAAGCCTCTCTTTTTGTTTTTATATTATTAGGAGGAATTATATGAAGGATTTAATAGTATATCTGAAGAGATACGGTGCTAGATTTAATGGTTTAGAATCGGGTGATGGATTTTATTATAAGTGTTATATCGAAGATGAGCTTATTAAGGCTGTATATGAGAATTGTAAGGGCGATGGAATGATGACTCGTATTTGCAACGGCCTTATGAGATCTGGTATTGCCGATATGCATAAGCTCGAAAGAACAGCTGTTGAGGATCTCGAAAAGATTCGTAACTTTGGTGCTTCTGCTGTTTATATTTTAAGATGTATTCGGGGTGATGATTTGACGCCGCCTAGATCAACGATATCACGAAAAAAGATCGATGATGCTATCTTGGAGACAAAAATTGCCATCTGTGCGAACATTAAATTAGGTCTTAATGAACGTGCATATGGTATGCGTAACGTATTAGAAATTTTTGAAAAAGTTGTTGGAAAGTAGGAGGAAAAATCACATGTTAACATTAGTATTTATTTTGATGTTTGCGCTACTCGTTGTAGCTGTTGGTAAGCATAAGGACGATGATGTTATTACGATTGCTATTTGTGTGGTAGGTGTATTACTTATTGGGCTCTTGATCTGCGGCGGTTGCTTAATTAATGGCCGGACTTATCAGAAAAAGATAGATATTTTGACCGAGGAGAACAACAGGATTGAAACTGATGTGGCGGAATTAGTAGAGTCTTATATGGAGCACGAAAATATTATAGTTGATGCTGCAAAGTCGGATAGCGCTATTACATTGATTAATTTATATCCGGATTTGAAGTCTTCAGAGCTGGTACAAAGCGAGATCGAAATACACAATAAAAATGTAGAAGAAATCAAGCAATACAGACTTAAACAAGCAAGCTTGTCAAACTATAAATGGATGTTATATTTCGGAAAGTAGGGGTGGTAAAATGAGAAAATTAGCAGTATTAGTAGTAACTTTAGGATTATGTTTTGGGCTGTGTGGATGCGGTGATAATAATCACAAAGTACTGCCTGTCACTTATACCTATGATTATGCGTATATTGAGCTTCAGAACGGTGAAGTTGTCGAGGGTGAGATTGAACAATGGACAGATTGTGACGGCGATTTGCTACAGGTAACCTTAAAGAACGGTGATACATATTTGGTGCATGGCTGTGATGTTACATTGATTAGTAAAAGAAATTAATTTGTGAGGGGTGGTAATATGGAAATTTTAAAACGTGATGAATTTAAGAAGCTGCTCGAGGATAAACCTGGAAGAAAATTTGCGTTCTTTGAATATGCACCATACACATTCATGAGCGAATTACACATCACGATGGGCATTGCAAGTATGCCAACTTTTGGAGCCTGGTCGCCAGATCCACCTTATCTTGACGGGCAGCCGGATTTCAAAGACTTCTACGACTGGGATTTATTAGCAGATTATAAGGAAAGTGACTTGTTTGCAGTTCTTGATAATTCTGAGGTTATGTTTATGATATCGCAGCTGAGGGAAGTTATTGGCGAATACCCACATAAGTCCCTAAACGAATTAAGAGTTGAGCAAGGGATGCCCCCCGGTGAGGGATGTTGAGAGAATCCGGGTAATTACAAAGGAAACTCATAAACATCAGGAAAATCTCATTAGAGCAGTTTCAAATCTTATCGCGGATATGACTGTCCGAGGGGCAAGTGAGAAAGAGCTTGAGGTGGCTATAGAATTTTCAAAGGTTGTAATTGATGCTATAAAACATGAACTTGGTTAGAGGTTGATAAAATGACATTCAAAAAACTTAAAAAGGATACAGAACAAAGAAAAGAAGCGGTTTTTTCAGCAGATCCAGTGCGTAAACATGCTGAATTATATTAGATTGAGGAGGTTCAGGAGGAAAAGATGAGTCGATTATATAAGTGTGATTTCTGTGGGAACATATGTGAGGATCCAAATGAAATTTACCAGTTAGATAGCGTGCCAGTTACGAAAATGGCCTATAACGGTGTCGACCCGCTTATAGGCAAGCATGTCTGCAGGGATTGCATTGAGTCTTTACGTAATAATGTAATACGAGTTGTCCCTGGAAAGTGATCCGCGTAAAATACAACTCCATATATGGAAAGATATTGTAATTATATTTATGGAGGTGCGTATATGTTATTAGGAATTTTATTACTCGTAGCTGGGGTTTACATTCTGGCTAAATGTGATAGCAACAATAATAACGGAGGCAACGGCAATAAGTAAAATTAAATAGTGGAACCATGAGAGGTTTAGGATTATATTTCTAAGCCTCTCTTTTTTTGTTTATTTTAAAGGAGGATTTATATGATTAAAAAAGTAAAGAGAGTTTTTGATTCAAGTAACATGAACTGGACTCCATATCCGGAGTACAATAAGACGTTCTTGAAAGTTTTACAGAGTCAGTTTACAGACAGACTTCAAACAAAAGGATACGTATATTTAAATGAAGTACTGGATTCTTTAGGTTTTGAGGAAACCTTTGAAGGTCAAATGTTGGGCTGGGTCTACAATCCGAATGATCCAGCAAAGGCAAATCATGTAGATTTCGGTGTTTCGAATTACGAAGAGGAGTCTATTACACTTGAGCTCAATATTGATTCAACTGTCTTGACGGAGAGATTTTTCGAAAGGATGGACTAATATGGCCAGAAGAAAAACAAAGAAGTTATATTTCAACAATATTGATGATGAACATATACTTAGCTGTTGCGTTGGCTGTCCATTTAAAGACCGGCATATTAAGGTAACTGAGACAGAAACAACAGTACAAGTGGTGAGAGAATGTACGTTTTTCGAGAAATGTGCTTATGCCGTTTCTCAGAGTAAATTATATTAATAGGAGGAAAAATATGGGAACAATAGATGAAGCTGGCGTATATCGAGTTGATAAGAATAAGGATATATCGGGATTAACAATGCATGACCCAGACACCATCAAAGATCTATTTCAACGTTTCGGTATTCGTCTGACAAGAGATATTTCTTTTATAAACGTAGAACTTGACAACGTGCTTAATATTGGTGATTTATATGCTCATAGTAGATTTATCCGAGTATATTCTGATCCTAAAGTGTCTGCATTTGGTATTTATTTAGATAGAAAATCGTGCATGTATGAACACGACGAACTCAGATGCCTTATTATATGTAATTCATGTATGCAGTTTAATGGTTTTATCGACGACGCACGTGTTGTCAGATTAAAGAACTCCTTTTTCGTAAAGCAACCAGCGGCATTCTATGATAAGGAACTTTTAGATATGGCTGCCGAGGACTTGACCTCTCACTTTTTACACGAGATGGAGATCAGTGATCCATGGCGTCGTCCAGGCTGGCTTAGAGATACGCCGGAGCCACAAGGAGTATATTTTACAAAGACATCAGCAGAATTGACTGAGGAGGAAAAGAATTACATGTTAAAAGATATTTTAGTAGCTAAAGATCTTGCATCTTTATCTTTTGCGTTCAACGACACTATATTCATTAAAGTAAAACCAGTAAAAGTTATATTTAACAATCCGGCTACAATTGTTATCTGGGATGATGGTACTAAGACGATTGTTAAGAGACAGAAGGGTGATCGCTACGATAAGGAGAAAGGCCTGGCTCTGTGCTATATGAAGAAGGCATTGGGTAATACTTCCAGAAAGTTAAATGATGCTCTTAGAAAAGGCCTGGACGAATAATCGAAATCCGCGTAAATTTCTGCTTATTTAGTGAGAAAAGGAGGATTTGATATGATTACTTTAATTATATTATTGGCTGTTTTGTTAGCAGCAGTATGTGTAGTATTAACAATAGGAGCAGCTTTGCTTCCTGTGATACTGGATTTGCTGGTTGCATGGGCGGTATTATATTTGGTAATCCGGTTAATCCGGAAGAAAAAGAAAACTAAATAGCGAAACTAGAGGGGTTTAGAATTATATTCTAAGCCTCTCTTTTTGTTTTAGGAGGGTGAGAAGAATGAAGAGAATGATCAATAAATTCAAGATTAAGTGGATCGATGGTACTTGCAGACATTTCTGTATATTCTGTAGACACCATAAGAAACTATGTGACCTGTAAATTCATGGACCGTTGGCGCAATGGTGAGCGCATCCGGCTCATAACCGGGCGGTTCTGGGTTCGAGTCCCAGACGGTCCATACACGCTTATTATATTTAAAAGGAGGAAAACTATATGTTCAAAGCGTTTTTTAAAAACCACAAGAAAGGTATCATTTTGTCAGTTTTAGGAGGTGCGGCTGCGTTGGCGAGTTATGTGATCGACGAAAAGAAGTCTGAAAATGATCTCGAAACTCTTAAATTGGAGGTTAAAGACGAGCTTCTTACAGAAATCTCAGCCAATCCGGAGTTATATTTGAAGGGTGAGGAGGAGTGAGATGAAACATCTAGACAAATTAAAGGCCTGGGGTATCAGAAACTCTGATAAACTTCTGTTAGGCTGTTCTTTTGTAGCATTCGCCGGTGCTTGTGTAAGCAGTTGGAAAGGCGGAGCTAAGGCTTCAAGAATCATCGCTGAGAATTCTGTCCAAGCAGCAAAAGAAGGTGAGGACTACACGGCATTAAACAAGATCAAGGATACGTGGAAGGAATGGAGTGTTCCAGCATTATTATATTCTTCCGGCGTGTTGACAAGTGTCGAAAGTACGAAGATCAATTACAAGAGGGCTGCTCTTCTGACTAGTACATTAGAGGCTAGTAAGTTGGCACTGACAAAGTTTGAAGAGAAGACGTTGGAAACAGTTGGAAAAAACAAGGTTTCACAGATTAAGCAAGGATTAGCAGAAGACGAGGTTCGTGCTACTCCTATGACTGAGGAGAATACTGTAAAAACAGGAAAAGGCGATGACTTGTTCTTCGATCCGAAGTCCGGCAGATATTTCTTATCATCTCTGGATGCTGTAGAAGGCGCTCGATTACGTACAAATGCCCGTTTAATGGATGAGATGTATGTAACACTCAACGAATTCTATTATGAACTCGGGCTGCCAAGTATCGATTTGGGTGAAATGTGCCTGTGGGATATTAATCGGGATCGTCTGATTGAGATTATCCCTGTCGGTGGCATTTCAGAAGCAGGAAAACCGTGTATTGTGTTAAATTACGACGTTGGGCCTAGAAGTCACGCGTAAAAAACCGGTATATATATGGAACTAAAGATTATATTTTAGGAGGATTCAATTATGGATAACAACGAAATGATCAACGAAGTAATGGAAAACACTGAGGATGGAACTGATTTGGTATTTATTGATCAGGGTTCTGAGTCTGAAGGTTTATCGACGACCACAAAGGTTGGATTGATTGGACTTGGAGTTGCAGGAGTCGCAGCACTCGCTGTAGCAACCAAGAAACCAAGAAAGAAGGCCAAGAGATGGATCGCCGGAAAACTGAAGGCTTGGTCTGACAAGACTTTGGCCGAACCGGTTGAAACACCGAAGGAGGAAGTTGAGACTGCGGAAGTTGTCGCAGATGTTGAAGCTAAGTGATGTTAATTTAGCTCTGGGAGAGGTTTAGATTATATTTCTAACCTCTCTCTTATTTTTTTATTATAGGAGGATTCTATGAAAGGGATGGAATACATCAATAGTCTCCAACCGAATTATAAGAACGCGAGTAAGGAGACAACCCCCAAAAAAGAAATCACGCCTGTAGTTACTGGCAAGGCTGTAGTACGAAAGAAATCGTTCGGCAAGCGTTTGTTTGGTAGTCTGGTGGCGAATGATGCAAAGAGTATCGGTGAGTATATTTGCAAAGATATTCTGTTGCCTAATGTAAAAGACGTTATATCTAATACTGTAACATCAGCTGTAGATATGGCTTTATATGGAGATGATGCCCCTTCGAGAAAGAAGTCAGGCGGATTATTCTCTAACTCTTCATACACGAAGTATTACAAGTATGGAGATGATAAGTCTAAGAAAAAGTCGTCTAGCGATGACAGTGTTACCATTGACGACATTATATTTGAAACTCTCGGTGATGCACAGGAAGTTTTAAATCGTATGTGTGATCTGCTAGAGACTTATGGATCAGTATCAGTTGCTGACCTGTATGATTTGGCCGGGGAGCAGTGCGACTTTGTAGCAAATAAGTATGGATGGACAAAACTTGGAACTGCTGAAATTAAGAGATTAATTGGCGGTGGAGGATATTATATTGATCTGCCAAAGCCTAAGTATATTGATTAAGGAGGAAATATTAAATGAAACCTAAGGTATTGTTAAGAAATATTACTATGTGGGGCAAGAAGCATGCTCCTGAATTATTGTTAGGGGCTGGTATTGCCACTGGCGCTGCTTGTACAGTTGTTGCTTGTAAGCAGACGATGAAACTGAAAGAGACCGTGGAACCGTACAAGGATAAGTTGGAAGAGATCCACCAGAAGGGCGAGGAAGATGCCGAATATAAGGTAAAAGAATACAAAAAAGACCTCACAAAGACATATTTGCAGTCTGCTGGTAAAGTTGCCAAGTTATATTCTCTGCCTGTAGCTCTTGGAGGTTGTTCTTTGGCTTGTGTACTCGGAGGACATCATATTCTGAAGGGTCGTTATGCAGCTATGAGTGCCGCTTATCTGGGTGTTAACACTGCATTCACTCAGTACAGAGGTCGTGTTAAGAACGAGCTTGGTGAGGATATGGATCATCATTTCAGATTCGGGACTGAGATGAAGGAAATTACCGTGGATGAAGTTGATCCAGAGACCGGAAAGACCAAAAAGGTTAAGAAAAAGGTCGAGGTTGTGGATGACAATGTTCTCCACAACAAATCTATTTATGCAATGATCTTTGATGCATCTAACCCAAACTGGTCTCCATATCCGGAGTATAATAAGACATTCCTGACCATCTTACAGAGTCAGTTTACAGACAGACTGCGAATGGACGGATATTTATATTTGAATGACGTGTTGGACGCTCTTGGTTTTGAGAAAACCTTAGAGGGTCAGGTTATGGGCTGGATCTACAATCCGGATGACCCGACAAAGGCATGCTATGTGGATTTCGGAATCTGCAATTGTGAGGAGCAGCATAATCGTGCTTTATTAGATGGTTACGAGCCGTCTATCGTGCTTGATTTCAATGTCGATTCAAATGTCTTGAACGAGTGGTGCCATGATCCGGCTAGAAGAGGAGGAAACAATGAACATTAAAAATATTATGTTTGCAGTTGGTGGGGCCTTAATTGGCTCTGCCGGCACATATTTCTATATGAGAAAAAAGACAGAAGATGTTATCAACGAAGAGGTCAACAAAGAAGCAGCCGCAATCAGAAAGTATTATGAGGAGAAACTGGGTCTTGTCGGGGAGACCGTCAAAGAGAATGCTGAGAAAGAACAGCCTAAGGAAGATCTGGATGACGAACCGAACGAACCAGATTATTCGAAGTATCGTACAGAAACTGTTGAAATCCCTGACGAAGTAGTAACGCAGGAATATGAAGACCCTGATTTCGGTCGTGTCAGACGAATTACCGAAGAAGAGTACGACGAAGACTTTAGGTTCAGCAAGGAAACCCTTATATATTACGAGGAAGACGCTGTATTGACAGACGAGACTGATTACCCTGTTCTTGTCGAGGATACGATCATAGACGAAGCTCTGCTGGATTTTGAAGAAACTGATAGGGTTTATATTCGAAATACAGAGATCGGAATTGATTACGCGGTAGAAGTCGAACGAAGACGAAGTGTTGATCCTTCGAACTAGGGAGGTATCATATGACAAAAGAAGAGATAAGAGCATTATATTTCTCTTGGCTTTTGTCCATGGTTGATAACGGTGATCCTCAGGCCATGTCTGACTATACAGAGCTAATGAATCTATTATATTCTACAGATTTTTGGTGGTCCGTGCGTGACGATAAAAATAGAGCTGAAGACGGAAAGAGCTTGCGCTATCGTTTCGCATACACGAATTTCCCAGAGAGTATGTACGATTATATTGATGAGTGTCTGTATGGGCGATGTAGTGTGTTAGAAATGCTCGTAGCTTTTGCCTTGCGATGCGAAGAGACGATAATGTCTGATGGAAATACGGATAGAACTTCTGAATGGTTCTGGACTATGATGCACAATCTGGGTATGGATAAGTACAGCAATGATATTTATAAACGTAAACGCTTAGCTGTAAAGAGGAGTCTAACCATATTTCTGGAACGCAAATATGAGTACGATGGAAGTAATGGTGGTTTGTTTTATATTTCAGAACCACCAGGAGATATGAGAGCAGCTCCGCTTTGGTATCAGTTGATGTGGTATCTTGAATCATTAGATATGGAGGACGAATAATGCTAGATTTTTTATGGATTACAAAACGTCTTGCAAAAGGCGGGGTAATAGAAGTATATCCCAAGTTCATTATTAAGAAAACCGAAGATCTAATGATTCGAGGCGGAGACTTTTACGCTATATGGGACGAGGAGTCAGGTCTATGGTCTACGAGCGAAGAAACAGTAGTTAGACTTGTGGATCGTGAGGTTGATAATTATATTGCCGAACACAAGACAGAACTTATGGGTTCATCAGTCCGTCCTTTATATATGTGGGATTGCGATAGTGGCATTGTTGACAAATGGCATCGGTACTGCAAGATGCAGATGAGAGATACTTACCATTCACTGGATGAAAAACTTATATTTGCAAATAGTGGCGTTAATAAGGCTGATTACGCTTCTAAAAGGCTTTCATACTCTTTGGAAATGGGTAATATAGACGCTTATGACGAGCTTATAGGTACGTTATATTCTGAAGAAGAGCGAAAAAAGATCGAATGGGCTATCGGCGCTATTATATCTGGTGATAGTAAAAACATTCAGAAGTTTTTAGTACTGTATGGTAGTGCTGGTACTGGTAAGTCAACGATCCTCAATATTATTCAAGATCTATTTCAAGGATATTATTGTGTGTTTGACGCTAAGGCTCTGGGTAATGCGAATAGTTCGTTTGCTCTGGAGCCTTTTAAAAATAATCCTTTGGTCGCTATTCAGCACGATGGCGATTTGTCAAGGATCGAGGATAATACGAGGATCAATTCGTTAGTATCTCATGAATATATGACGGTAAATGAAAAGTTCAAATCTGCATACACAAACAGATTTAATAGCTTTCTATTCATGGGTACTAATAAACCAGTTCGAATCACAGATGCTAAGTCAGGTATATTACGACGACTTATTGATGTCTCTCCATCTGGTGATAAGGTATCGCAAAGACGGTATAAAGAGTTGACAAGTCAAATAAAGTTTGAACTTGGGGCTATTGCATGGCATTGCTTACATGTTTATCAGGCAAACCCAGATGCATATGATTTCTACATGCCTGTAGGAATGATGGACTCTACAAATGACTTTTACAATTTCATTGTCGATTCATCAGCATATTTTGTGTTCGAGAAGGAAGATAAGACAACACTGAAACAGGCTTGGGAATTATATTTGACGTATTGCGATGAAGCCAGGATACAATATCCGTTAAACAGACGAGCTTTTAAGGCCGAATTACAAAATTACTTCAAAGAGTTTTGTGAGCGAGGCAGGGGTGAAGATAGTAACCTTCGTTCTGTTTATTATGGGTTTGAGTCTGACAAATTTAGCTATGCTAGTTCGTCGAAGGAAGAATCAGATGATGAGGCTTCTTGGTTGTCTTTTGACTCTACGACGTCGCTGCTTGATAAATTATATTCTGATTGTCCGGCACAATTAGCCGGCGAGAATGGTACACCTCAAGAAAAATGGACAAATTGCCAAACAACTCTAAAAGATATAGATACTTCTAAATTGCATTATGTCATGCCTCCGGATATCACACATATTGTTGTGGATTTTGATATTCCGGACGAAAATGGTAACAAATCTTTAGAAAAGAATTTCGAAGCGGCTAGAACTTGGCCTAAAACATACGCTGAGTTATCTAAAAGCGGATGCGGAATACATCTTCATTATATTTACAAAGGAAATGTAGATGAGCTGTCTTCTGTATTTGCACCGCACATCGAAATTAAAGTTTTTAAAGGAAATAGCTCCTTGCGAAGAATGGTTACACGCTGTAATTCATTAAATTTAGCGGAGTTACCAGCGGGGAGTTTACCGACAAAGGTTAAGAGGAAAGACGTAATGTATAATAAAGAAATTATATCTACAGATAAAGGGTTGCATAGGAGCATATTAAAAGCTCTTAGAAAAGAAGTGCATGACTCTACAAAATGTAACATCGACTTTATCAATCATATTTTGACAGAGGCTTATAAGTCAGGAGTAGTATACGATTGTACTGATCTAAGGCCAGCAATTATAAATTTCGCAGCTTCTAGTACACATCAGGCAGAATATTGCTTAAAACTTGTAAATTCTATGAAGTTTCAGAGTGATATTTCTGATGGCGTTGCACATGACTCAAACAACACCATAGCTTTCTTTGATGTCGAGGTATTTCCGAACTTATTCATTGTCTGTTGGAAATTGCCTGGTAAGGATAAGAAAGTTCACAGAATGATAAATCCTACACCGGGAGAAATTGAAGAATTATTAAAGTACAAGTTAATAGGCTTCAACAACCGGCGCTACGATAATCATATTTTGTACGCTAGATTGATGGGATATAGTAACGAGCAATTATATACCTTATCTAAGCGTATAATCTCTGGAAGTTCTAATGCATTCTTCCTGGAAGCATATAATATATCTTACACGGATATTTATGACTTCTCATCAAAGAAGCAGTCTTTAAAGAAGTTCGAAATTGAGCTTGGTATACATCATCACGAGCTTGGTATGAGATGGGATCAGCCAGTTCCTGAAGATAAATGGGAACTTGTTGCATCATACTGTGACGATGACGTGTTAGCTACTGAGGCGGTATTTGAAGACCGTCAGGACGACTTTATTGCACGACAAATTCTAGCAGCCATTACTGGTGGTACGGTCAATGACACTACGAATTCTCTTTCTACTAAATTTATATTTGGTAATAACCGACGTCCTCAGGATCAATTCAACTACAGAAACTTGGCAGAGCCTTGTAAGGATAAGCCATATTTCAAAGGTTACAAATTTGAGAATGGTAAATCGTATTACAAAGGATATGAGGTCGGCGAAGGCGGGTTTGTATGGGCTAAGCCGGGAATGTACTGGAATGTATGGGTATTTGATGTAGCATCTATGCATCCAAGTTCTATAATCGCTGAACAGTTATTCGGAACGGAGTACACAAAGCGATTTGAGGAACTTAAGCTTGCTCGATTGGCTATTAAGCATGATGACGAAAAGGCTGCTAAGACATTGCTTGGAGGAGCTCTTAAGCCATTTATTGAGTCTGGAGAGTTCGACGTTAGCAAGTTGTCTAAGGCTCTGAAGATTGTTATCAATGCTGTTTATGGTTTGACAGCTGCTAAATTTGACAACCCGTTTAGAGACCCTAGAAACATTGACAATATCGTAGCTAAACGTGGTGCTCTGTTCATGATCGATCTTAAAGAAGCTGTTGAGGCTGCTGGTGGAGAAGTAATTCACATCAAGACAGATTCTATTAAGGTTGTTAATCCTTCCGAAGAAATCAAAGAGCTTATTATATCCATGGGTAAGAAGTATGGATATGACTTTGAGATTGAACACATATTCGAACGTATATGCCTAGTTAATGACGCGGTTTATGTCGGCAAAGTTACAGAAGATGATGAAGAATGGCTTGGAGAATGCAAGAAAGCTAAGAAAGAAGCAGAAGAAGGCGGCTATGAGTATGTTGAACCTACTCGTTGGACTGCAACCGGAACTCAGTTTGCAGTGCCATATGTCTTTAAAACATTATTTTCTCACAAAGAAATTGAGTTTAAGGATGTATGTGAAACCAAGTCTGTATCAAGTGCATTATATTTAGACATGAATGAGTCTGGCGAACACGACTATAGGTTCGTTGGAAAGGTTGGCTTATTCTGTCCTATGAAACCGGGTTGTGGAGCAGGAGAGTTATTGCGTCAGTCAGAAGATAAGGACGGCAATGTCAAGTACGGTGCTGTGAGTGGTACAAAAGGATACCGCTGGCTCGAATCAGAGGTTGTAGTAGGTAACAATCTCATGGATCAAATCGACGATAGCTATTATATTCATTTAGTGGACGTAGCTAGAGAAACAATTAGTAAATATGGAGATTTTGAGGCTTTTGTAGCCTAAAATAGGAGGAAAAATCATGGAGAAAAGAAAGAATTTAATCATTGAAAATGCAAAAATTATTTTCAGAAACTTTGCTGGCGCACCGGATAAGTTTAACCCGGCTGGTGGTCAGAGAAAGTTTTCAGTATTTCTCGACGATCCTGAGTTTGTGGCATCGCTTAAAGAGGACGGATGGAATATTAAGGATCTGCAGGCCAGAGACGAAGAGGACGATGATAAATGGCATCTTCCGGTTAAGGTAGCCTATAAGAACGCTCCGCCTAAGATCTACCTGGTACGCAAGGGCGAGAGACCGGTAATGCTTTCAGAGGAGACCGTATCATGTCTTGATCACGCGGAAATTGAGAATGTTGATTTGTGCATCACGCCATATGAGTGGGAGGTAAATGGTAAGACCGGAATTGCTGCTTACGTTAAGGAGATGTACGTTGTTGTAGAAGAGTCAGATCTGGCTTCTAAGTACCGTATGGAAGATGAACAGTAGTCCGCGAAAAACACAACTCCATATATGGAAAAATAATGTAATTTTGTATATAGGAGGAAATATTTATGTATGGATTTGTTATTTATTTAACAGGAGAAGAACTTAAGAAGGTTTCTGGATCTTTAAAGGGCAAATGTATGATTTACAAGGACAAGTCGTCCACATGTAAATATATACTTGTTTGTAAGATTCGGAAATGGAGAAAGGTTATCGACAAGTTAAATAAGGCTTTAGGAGAAACACCAAAAATCTTTGATATGCAGATTATGTAGTGTCCGGAGAGGAACTTGGATTATATTCTGAGTTCCTCTTTTTTGTTTCTATTCATATGGAGGTGTATATGGCAAGAAAGAAAAAAGAAACCGAAACAAGAAGTCCACGAAGAGGTCACCACAGAGTGTATTTCACAAATGACGTGGCAGCTGGTAAATTTGCAGGGATGTATTCTGACGTTTGCAGTGTTGAACAGGTAAGTTATTTCGAGAATTGCGACAGATACCCGTATTTTGTAGAGTTATTCTGTACAGAAGACATGTTCAAGCACATAAAGACAGCATTAGGCCTCAAGATGGAAACTGTGGGGTGTAAGGACGGATACGAGTACGCAAATTGGGTGTTTAATTAGGAGGTGTTCTTATTAGACGGGAAATTAGAGTTACTGTATTAATGATGTTTATTATGTTGTTGGTTGCGGTGGGGCAAAAAGAGGCAACTGAAGGAAAAACTAAATACGCACAATCTGGTTTATATGCTGGATTTACGGCATCTGCAAGTTATATTCCAGTGGTTGGATATATGAATAGGATCAATTTACCACCGGCGGAAGTGTCTGTTGAGTCTGAAGAAAAAGAGATTGTGTCTGAGGCTATAGAGGTTGAAGAACCGTTATATTCTCAGGACGATTATGAAAACCTCGCCAAGCTGGTATATGCAGAGGCTGGTAACCAAGGACGAAAGTGTATGATGTATGTCGGCAGCGTTATATTAAACAGAATATCTAACGGACATTCATGGCAATGCGGAGATACAGTGTATGAGGTATGGTCTAGAAAAGGACAGTATCCCGGAACATTTGCTAGGCGGAATTATATTAAACCTAGTGACGAGGCATATTCTGTGGCAGAGGAATTACTAACAAATGGTAGTATTCTTCCGCAAAATGTTTTATGTCAGCATGGAGGAGGCGTTCCTGTAGAAGGAACAGAAGTATACGAAGAGGTGAACGGGGAGGTGTTTTCATACGATTGACTCGGATGTGATCATCTCTGATAGTGCTAATGTCAAAGTAATGGAACATTTAAGCAGCATTATATTAGCTGTCAGAAATGATACTTTATATGACGTTGGCAAAGAGATAGAAAGAGTAATGGATAAATATGGAGAGACTGAAGAACTATTATATTTGTTGGTGTGGATTAAAAAAGGAGGAAATATAGATGGTTTCAGTAGAAAGGATACGACAGATTGAAGAGAGTATGTCTCCGAGTCCATATCTAAGCACGGTTGAAGAATACTCAGAGCGTTTTCACGCATTGCATTCTGCTATGTGTCACGCAGGATATGAACTGAGAAATATTAAAAAAATCGTCAGGAAAAATCACAATGTGGAAGAATTTAACAATCTTATATTTGTAAAGAAGGGGCGAAAAGGCCGTCTTAAGACTGTTAAGATCAACGAGCTGGTGCTATATACCATGGACGACGATTCTTTCCTGGCATTATTAAGTAGATACGATAAAGGAGGACCTGAAATATGGACGTTTTAAAATCATATTTTGATACGGGCTACAAGATTTCTACAAAAGTACATAAAAAGCTTTCTGAGAAGATCTGGGGTAGCATAAAAGTTTATGTGCACGGTGGAAAGCTGAATATCGATGTAGATAAGTCTGGAGTGTTTAAGTTCAAATACACAGATGATCGCTTATTAGATCATGTTAAATCTAATAGTGATAGTGATATTGACAAGTATGTTGAGGATATTTGTGCTGCTGCTCTTAGCAAATACGAATCAGTATCTCGGGCTTTCTTCTTTAAGCCATGAGCGCATACTTATATAACTATCAGCTCGATGCCTTATCTAGGATGAAAAACGGCTGTATTTTAAACGGTGGTGTTGGAACAGGAAAGTCTATAACTGCAATAGCATATTATTTCACAAAAAACGGTGGAACATTAGAGCCTAATTTTCAGCCAATGTTGTCACATCAGAATTTGTATGTCATAACTACTGCTAAAAAGAGGGATTCTAAAGAATGGGAAATAGAATTAGCACGATTTTATTTAACAGCAGGCCCAACACCTTTAGGACCAAACCCTCAGGAAATAGTTATAGATAGCTGGAATAACATTAAGAAATATGAAGATAGAGTCGATTCGTTCTTTATATTTGATGAGCAGCGTGTTGTTGGTTATGGAGCATGGACAAAGTCGTTTCTGAAGATAGCTAAGCACAACAAATGGATTATGCTGTCTGCAACACCTGGAGACACTTGGTCTGATTATATTCCAGTATTTATAGCTAATGGATTTTATAAAAACAAAAGCGAATTTCTAAGAGAACATGCAGTGTTTAACAGGTTTTCCAAGTACCCAAAAATAGACCGTTATATTTCTACAGGGCGGCTTAACAGATTACGAAGAGATATTCTCGTTGAAATGACTCCTGTTTTGGATAATGTAAAAACCCATCAATATGTTCCATGTGATTATGATATGGTTCTTTACAAAATGACCATGAGAAACAGATGGGATTACGAAAACAGCGTGCCAATTGAGGATGCCTCGAAACTGTGTATAGCTCTTAGGAAAATTGTAAACACTTCTGAAGAACGTTTAAATGAGTGTATAAATTTATGTAAAAAACACCATAGGGTAATTATATTCTACAACTTTACGTACGAATTAGAGTTACTCAGGCAACGTCTTTCAGAAGAGAACATACCATTTTCAGAGTGGAATGGCCAAAAGCATCAAGAAATCCTAAACACTGACGAATGGGCTTATTTGGTCCAGTATATGGCAGGAAATGAGGGCTGGAACTGCATTACGACAGATACCATCATATTCTACAGCCAGAATTACAGTTATAGGATAATGACACAGGCTGCCGGAAGAATCGACCGAGCTAATACACCGTTTAACGAATTATATTACTATCACCTAACTAGCAGCAGTTCTATAGATGCCGCTATAACAAAAGCTTTAAAAGCTAAGAGAAATTTTAATGAATCAACGTGGAAATTTTAAGGAGGATTTAATATGTTAACTACAGAAGAAATGAAAGTAATTGAATTTAACAATAAAATTGTTGATACTGCTAAAGCATCATATTTGGCTGGTGATTCACCTGAGGTATTTTATCAGAAAGTTGGCGCCGTTATTGAAGAGCTTGGCGAATATGTGAAGGAGACTTTTAATTAATAGGAGGAATTAATTATGATATTTAACATGGCGGATGCTCTTTGTGGAGGTAGTTGCAGGTCTTTTGATTTAACTATGATTGTTCCTTTTAAAGAAAAGGGCGATTGGTATTTTCAGTTACGTTATCACGTGATAAAGGAAAATGGTGAAGAAGGAGAAGTCGTTATTCCAAAAGTTAGAAGTCCGTTTAGTAGTAATTTTCCGACAACTGAGAGAGAACTTTCTTGTGCGTGGCCAAAATGCGTAGAAATAGAAACTTTAAGGACTTGTGATGGCGTTATCATTGAATCGACTCAGTATGAAGGGCGTGAAAATTTATATTATTACGTAAAGACAAAAGATGCACCTGTAAGGGAAATGTCTCATGAAGAAATCGAGGAAATTCTCGGTCATCCATTTAAAGAAGTTAAGAAGAAAAGCACCAAGAAAAAAGAGGATTAATTATGTTTAATAAAAATAAAAAAGTAATTAGAGTATTCTTAAGTATCCCTATGAACGGACTGTCAAAGACTGAAATTATATCTAGTCTGGCAACTGCTAAGCAGCAGGTTAGATCTTTACCACTCTTTGAAGGTTGTAAGATCGACTTTTTGGACGGTATGTACAAGCCTGCTGAAATGCTTGAAAAGATGACTAAGATGCAGCTGACAAATTACCAGGGAAGATTGTATGCCTGTGCTGATAGCATTCAGATCATGTCTACTTGTGATTTTGTATATTTCGGAGATGACTATCCAGCAGCATTAGGATGTTTGTTAGAGCATCGTGCAGCAGTATTATATATGGTGCCTGTTGGTGAGGATAGTGAGAGATTATATGCTGCAGATACTGATATTGCGCATGAGATTTTAGGTGAGGATTAAGTAGAGGAGGAATCTATGACGTTAGAGGAACTTATGGAGGATCTTGAGAATCTTAAGGAATGACACAAAGACGACATGATTACAGATGTAGATGATACTGACATATCATTATTATGTTCTACAGTATTAAGTGTTATTAAAAATTGTATCGAGATTCCCGAAAATGCAACTAATGGAGACATGATTAAGAAAATGTTTCCAGATGCAGTAGTTCGAGAAGTGCGTGACCGTTTTGATGGCAGCTTGTTGGGTTATAGAATGTCTCTAGGAGGTCACACTCAAGACTTCTGGCCAGAATGGTGGAATGCGCCTTACGAGATTTCTGTAACCAAATAAACGCGCGTAAATTTACACCTTCTATATGATATAAAAGAACTTTATTTAACGTTTAAAAATATAGGAGGATTTATTATGTTTACGGATAATATTATTGATTTAAACGGTGATGTTGTATTAGCTATTCGGAATTTGAAGAATAGTGGGTATACAGACACTCAAATATCAGTATATTTAGGTGTAAGTATAGTAGAGGTATTGAAAATTAAATAATGTTGAGGACAAAGGTGGTATCATTAGGAACTTTAAATCTAATGGTACCACTTTTTATTTATTTTTATTTTAAAGGAGGACTTATATTTATGAAAAACTTTGACTCTAGCAACTTCGAAACTCTTATGGTGCGTGCTGGTAAGGGAAGAACTGACATGACTGAGAAATTGGTTGTGGATATTGAGAGGCTTCGTGCTGCATGTACAGATTATGTCAAGAGTCACAACAAAGCAAATATTTCAATCGTGTTAGGTATGAGCTGCATTCCAGTAAATATTTTCTCTAATGCTGAGAGACAGTTTATTTGTTACTTCTACAAGCTTAGACAGACCGATGAGAAAGTCAAAGAACTTAAGAAAACTGAAACTCGCGGTCTTCTTACTTTTGACATGCTGTACGTCATTCACAAATCTTTTGAGCTGATGACTCCGATCGAAGAGTTTTTATATAAGAAGGGAGAGGCTGAAGATATTAAAGGCACTTCTCATAAGGAAGAAATTGTGACTATTCCTCAGCTCGTAGCTGCTATGGATGTTGAATTTGGAGAGAGATTCACAGCATCATGTAGAGCTTCTGATTTATACACCGTAGTATATTTAGCTATTAAGAACGGATTGGAGGGATAATATGGTAAACGATGAATCATACAAAGAAGTATATTACCACATGTATTGTGATAAGTGTAAGCATAAGGACGTTGATGAAGAGGACGAGCCTTGTAATGAGTGCCTGACAGAAGGTGCTGTTATAAATTCACATAAACCAACAAAATTTGAGGAGGCCTAGGTTTGAAGAAAATACCGACTTTATTTAAAAGAGTTTTTGAGAATGGCAGGATCGTGGATATTTTGCCAGAGTTTACAGACGAGAAGTGTAAGGAAGCTTATTACAAAGGAATTCCTACGTTGAAACTAGATGGATCGTGCTGCTGCATTCATGGCGGAAAATTATATAAGCGCTATGATGCTAAAAAAGGTAGAACGATTCCCGAAAATGCTATCTTATGTGAGCCATTTCCAGATCCAGTGACAGGTCATCAGCCATGTTGGGTACCTGTTGATCCGTTTAATCCGTCTGACAAATGGTTTGTTGTCGCGTCTGATATGATGTTCAATAATCTCGAGTTTAAAGCCGAGGAATTCAAAGGTGATGGAACATATGAAGCGATCGGTAAGCACTTCAACGGAAACCCTTATAACATGGGTTATGATATTTTGGTGCGACACGGTGAATATCCATATTCTATCGAGAAAAGAGGCAACTCTCCGGAAGAGTCGTTGCACATTATGAGATCTTTCCTGAAAAGTCATTATATCGAAGGTCTTGTATTCTGGCTTGATGGTGAGCCGGTTTGTAAGATCAAGAGAAGTGACTTCGGTTTTGAGTGGAAAAAAGAAAATAAATAAAAATAGGAGGAATTATATCGTGATAATATCTCAATCTCAGAGACATGCTAATCTTATGGAAGGTGCGGTAATTGTAGATCAGCTTCCAAATATGTTTGAATTTTATCCAGGTGTGGAGGTGTTAATCGGTGAGTCTATTTACATAGGCACTGGTGATGCTCGAAAGATCATGCGATATAGACGCGGAAAAGTTGTTCGGACATATCCTCGTTATATTGTGGTGGCGTTTAAAAATCATATTGAATGCTTCCAGAAACAGAGTATTATCTGCAATGATATTGACTTGACGCTGGCAACGTAGTATATTTATTAAAAACAGGAGGGTTTATAAAATGTGGAAGAAATTTTTGTGCTTGTTATGTGCTATGACTTTGTTGTGTGGATGCGGTGCTAATAAAGTAGAAGAAGCTGCTACGACTGCTGCTGATAATACAATTACTGAATCTCATTCAGAAATGAGTGAAGAAGAAAAGAAGAATAAAGAGTTTGAGGGTCTTGTGTATATTGCAGCTAGTAACCTGGCAGCTTATGCATCGATGGTGGTTCCTATAGGATCAAAAGTAGTTATTAGTATGAACGATTATACGTACGAAATGATTTCAGATACCATGTGTAAAGTAACTGTTACTTTAAAGTACGAAGGTCACGAAGAGATTCCTGGAGCTGAAGCGACCTTTGATACTACAGTTGATGAGTGGTATAAATTTGATTCGATTTCTCATCCCGGTGTTATCGGAGATGTTAGTTATATGTTAAATGGCGGGGCTACTTCATGTTACGTGTTTAGCAAGATATTTGATTAGGACCGCTGCAGTTAAGGGACTCTTTTTAGGGTCTCTTTTTTATTGCGCGTTTTTAACGTCTACTAGTATGGAACTAGTATTATATTATCTATAGGAGGAAACTATATGGGAGAAATTAGTAGTTTAAGACAGGAGAGTCTCGTTAATCTTTATGACGAGTTATCCAGAACATCAGATGCGGATGAGATCGCTAAGATTGCTGATGCAATTGCTAAGATCGAAAACGCCGAGACAAAAGAAACAGAGTTGATTCTTGCGATGAAAGATGGGAATTTGAGAGAGCGTGAGCTTGAGAGCAGATTAAATATTGAGAAGCTTAAGAGTGATACGCAGCTTAAATCCGACGGAATTCGTAAGAAGACCGAGATTGTAAAAGGTGTCGGCGGTGTTGGTAAGGCATTGATCGGCGGTGGTGTGACAGTTGCCATGATGTCCTGGATACTTGAACAGGAGAAAACAGGGACGATAACCAGTAAAGCTTACGGAATTTTAAGCAAAAGCTTTCCAAAAATTGGGATGTAATGTAGTTTTGAGAGCTGGCGAATAACGCTGGCTCTCTATTTTTCTGTCAAAAAATGGCAAAATCTGTCAAAAAAATGACATTTCTGTCACTTTTCTGTCAAAAATTTTTTGCGAAAAACCCAGTATTTATGCGGGTTTGCGGGCATTTTCTGTCATTTTGTCACTTTTTTTCTTCAATTAATTAGAAAAAATGCATTTATATATATAAAGTGAAAAAATTTTTTGACAAATGACAGACGAGTAAATAGGAGGATTATATCTATGATGAGTATTCACAAGAGAGAAAATTTCAAGGAATTGAGACTTTGGATTACAAATGTTGTATTTCCGATTGTGGGTGTTGGTATGTTTTTATCATACACGCATCCTGAAGAAACTCAAAAAATCAAAAACAAGTTCAAGAGAAACAAGGAGTCTTAAATGATTCAATTTTTAGCAGGCGTTATATTAGTCGTTTTTCTGGTTATCTTATTCGCAGCATGTAAAACATCAGACACAAATGATGAAGAAGATATCAAACGCTGGCTGACAGAACATGACAAAGCGGAAAGAAACAAAAGCGGCCCAGACAAAAACTAAATAGAAACCACGGATAAGAGGATGATGCAAAATTCACCCTCTTATTTTTTATGCGCGCAAATAACTGCCTCCTATATGAGAGGGAAGGAAACTTACTTCTATTTTTTTAAGTAAGGAGGATGGTTTTATGTTGGAAAGGAATTTCCAAGGGAAGTTAATAAAGAGAATTAAAGATATGTTTCCCGGCGCATTAGTTTTAAAAAACGATGCTACTTATATTCAGGGTATTCCGGATCTTACAATTTTTTATAAAAGTAAGTGGGCAATGCTTGAATGCAAGAAAACGGCAGGAGCTTCTAAAAGACCTAATCAACAATACTACATTAACAAAGTTAATGGCATGTCTTTTGGTGCTTTTATAAGTCCTGAAAATGAGGAGGAAACATTAAATGAACTTAAGAGCTTTTTCTTTTCTTAAAGGTAAGCATGCCAAACTTTCACCAAGTCAGGCTGCCAGGTGGGCAAATAAAGACTTGGAGAAAGACGAGCTTTTTAAAATGATTAGCTCTAAGTATGCTACAGAAATTGGCACACTGCTACACAAGTATGCAGAAGATGCTATTTTAACAAGAACGAAGATTTATAAGACTGATAAGAAAGAAGTTAGAAAATGGTTGATCATCAACGGTATACCGGAAAGGATAGCCTACGAATATTCTAACAGAACTTTTTATAATCTTATGATTTATGTTAACGACTGCATTGGATACCGAATGGAACCGGAAGTAGAACTTGGTTATATTTCAGAAGAGCTCGCTGAAAAAGCAGGAAGGTATGTAGAACCGATTTGTTTTGGAACAGCTGATGCTATTTCGTATAAGAACAATCTTCTTCGAATCTCTGATTATAAATCCGGAGTAACGCCTGCTCATATGGAACAGTTGATGACATATGCAGCACTATTCTGTATGCAAAACAATTTGAAACCTGGTTTGATAAAAATCGAATTACGCATGTATCAGCTTGATGGCGTCATATATCACGAACCAGAGGCAGACGAAATACTACCAATTATGGATAGAATCGTCAGATACGATAAATGGTTAACCGCGTTATTTGATTAAGGAGGCACTCGAAAATGAATTATGAAGATTATCTAATGCATTACGGTGTTGGTCATCTTAATGGGGGTCATTCAGGAAGATATCCATGGGGTAGTGGTGTTGATCCACATCAGCATAGTGGAGATGACGACTTTGTGCCTTTAACGCCAAAAGAGTTCTACGACAAAGTTACCGACATCACGAAAAAAGATGGTGAAAAGGCAGCTGCTGAATATTTTGGTGTGTCTGTAAACAGATTACGAGACTTCAAGACAATCGCTAAAGCTGATGTCTTGGCAGAACAGTACAGAAAGGTTGAAGAGTACAAAGAAAAAGGATACTCGCAAACTAAGGCGTGTTCTTTGGTCGGTATTCCAGAATCTACGTTTAGAACCTGGGCTAAAAATGACGCTACCTCTAAACTTTCAAGAATTAATTCTACCACCAATATCTTAGAAGATGCTGTTAAAGACAAAAAGTTTATTGACGTGTCTAAAGGTGTTGAAAGACAGCTTGGCATATCTGAAAAAGATCTTTCTACTGCTGTTGAGGTCTTGAAGACAAAAGGCTATGTAAAACAGGTCGTATCAATACCTCAGGTTGGTAATCCTGATCAGTATACAAATGTTAAAGTGTTAGCTGCACCAGGAACAACAGCAAAAGAGATCTTTGCGAATCGATTTGACGTTAAGAACATCGAGAAGTTCTCTCAAGATGGAGGACAAACTTGGTTTGGAATTCAGTATCCTGAAAGCGTTGATAGATCCAGAGTCGAAATCCGATATGATGAAGATGGTGGAACACTTAAAGATGGTGTTATTGAACTTCGTCGAGGCGTTAAAGATTTGTCAATGGGCGGATCACAGTATGCACAGGTTCGAATCGCTGTTGGCGACGGATTGTATCTAAAAGGCATGGCTGTGTATTCAGACGATCTTCCAAAAGGGATCGATATTATGGTTAACAGTAATAAACACAGAGGAACACCTGATGAAAAAGTGTTTAAGAAAATGAAAACCATAAATGTGCAGGATTCAAAAGGTAATATTGTTGAAACAATCGACAAGGATAATCCTTTTGGAGCACTGATAAAAGAAGATGGTGGTCAGACATTCTATAAATCAAAAGATGGAAATTACATATTAGATGGAAATCAGTATGTAAAGATTGAGAAGTCAACTAAAGTTGATCCATCGGCTGATAGATATGCTTTATCGCCAGTTAACAAAATTAAAGAAGAAGGCGATTGGGATAGATACCAAAAGTCACTGTCTTCACAATTCTTATCAAAGCAGCCTAAAGAGCTCATTGATAAGCAATTAAATTTGTCGCTCGATAATAAGCGTGCTGAATTTGATGAAATCAAGAGCCTTCAAAACCCAGTTGTAAAGACTAAGCAATTAATGGATTTTGCAGATGCTTGCGATAAAGCAGCAGTTTCTTTAAAAGCGGCAGCGTTACCAGGTCAAAATAGTAAGGTATTGTTGCCAGTAAATTCGTTAAAGCCAAATGAAGTGTATGCTCCAGGTTATGAAGATGGTACACAATTAGCTCTAATTCGTTATCCTCATGCAGGTCCTTTCGAAATCCCAGTTTTAAAAGTAAACAATAAGAATGCAGAAGCTGTAAGCATGATGAAGAATGCTGTAGATGCTATTGGCATTCATCCATCTACTGCCACTCAGTTATCTGGAGCAGACTTTGATGGTGACACAGCAATGGTTATACCTACTAGAACTAAAAAGGGTGTAAACATAGCCAGTCGTCCGTATTTTGAAGGATTAAAAACCTTCGACACAAAAGATTACAAATTTACTACAGAACAGTTCATGGCTGCAGGTCGTAATGCTTTGAGAAAACAGATGAAAGAAGGTAAAACTTTCACTGATGATGAGATACTGCAAGCTGGTAAAGAGAAGAAAGTCATGTCAGAAGCTTACAAACAAAAGCTTATGGGTATAGCTTCAAACCTTATCTCAGACATGACACTTCAAGGTGCAAATGAAAAGGAACTTGAAAGAGCTGTAAAGTTTTCAATGGTCGTAATCGATGCTGTAAAGCATGAACTTGATTACAAAGCATGCGAAAAAGAATGCAACATCAAAGAACTTCAGGAGATCTATCAGAATGATCCGAACAAGTCTCGTGTTGGTGGCGCATTCACTATCATCTCTAAAGCTAAAGGCGATGTGAGAGTGCCTCAAAGAGACAAGTCTAGATTGTCTTGGGATCCAGAAACTGGAGAAAAGATCTTCTATGAAACTGGTAAAGACTATACAAAAGCAGATGTGAAAGATCCTGAAACAGGAAAGATTAAGTCTGTTCTATGGAACAAGAAAGCTGCAGAAAAGTATGACATTGACGATGTTGTCAAGTTCTACAATGTCGATAAGCTTCAGTCATCTACCAGAATGTATGAAACCTCAGACGCTATGACATTAGTATCACCAGCTCGTCATCCTACTGAACTAGCTTATGCCCGGTATGCTAACGCACTAAAGGGCATGGCTAACGATGCACGTAAGGCCATCTCGGACACCGTCATAGAACCAAGAGACCCTGCTGCAGCGAAGGCATATAGTACAGAGGTATCCCAGCTCAAGGCAGCTGTTAATACCGCCATGCTTAACGCACCAAGAGAAAGACAAGCGCAAATCATAGCTAACAAACGTATAGCTGAAAAGAAGGCTCAGTACCCATACCTTACCCAGAAGGAGTACAAAGAAGACCTTAAGAAGATAGAGAGGCAGGCTATTGCTGGCGCTAGAGCAGAAGTTCGAGCTAATGGCAAGAATACCAAGATACAGATCACCGATGAGCAATGGAAAGCTATACAAGCCCGAGCCGTATCACCTTCTATGCTAGAACAAGTACTCAGATACGCAGATAGCGATAGAATTTTAGAGTTATCCCGTCCTAAGGAGTCCCGTAATAAGTTCTCATTAGCCCAGGTATCTAGAATGAAGTCTATGGATGCGTCTGGTTTCACTCTAGCCGAGATAGCTAAAGCAATGGGTGTATCACCGTCAACAGTATCACGTTATTTGAAAGGAGAGATTTAAATGAAAGATTTCATGTTATCAAACTACAGAAATTCAATCAATCCTTTCGAAGATTACGATGCTTGGTTAGCAAATGAAATAGTTTTACACTCAAAAAGCAATGAAATTGTTGCTAACATCACAGCGAATATTGATGAAACTTTGCCTGAAGAAAAACAAATGACATTAATTGAAGAAGCAATTGATGAATTCATTAATGCAGACGGACTACACCAGTACCGTAAAGTTGTAAAAGGTGAGCCATTCGTACCGCTACCATACAAGGAGTATCAAAGTGAAAGCGATGAACAAGAAAACTAAAAACCAAACGTTTTCTTTGTGTAAGCTGTAAAAGCGATTAAAAAGAATAGAATTAAATCGAGAAATGCTAAAAGCTGCCCATAAATCTGTTAAACAAACCAGTTCGTTTTATTAACTTATTGGTTGTGTTAGCTTAAGATTCCCAAAACCACCCAATTCGCCTCTCAAAACAGATGAATGTGCAGCTTTTAGCATTTCTCGATCTTACCAATTCTATTCTTAAGAAGGGCACTCAAACCCTTTGAAAAGGAGGCGAGGGGGGTCCGCAAAAACCACCCCCCACCCCTGAT